ATGCAAACTTAGTTCAAAAAATCGAAAAATCATCGCATTAATAAAAAAATATTGAAAATAATTTATCTGTTTTATGTAACTTATTGAAATTCAATTGAATACAAATAAAAATATTTTGTTATTTATAATCGTTCTAAATAAGACGTTTTAATCCATTCAGTTTTATGTAAAAAATGATATTGATATGACAAAAGTATTTTGTAGTGTTGATTGGATGCTTGATATTAACGCGCGCGCGTTCCTTATATATATGAATGGCTTTGTCATTTCTTTGTCATTTTGCCCGTTTTACTTGTATTTTACAGTTTTTTTATGTATCGGTTCGTCCAATGTGAACTAACATTTGTTTGTATACTACACTATACACCAATAAACTAGACACACACGATTTTTTTGTGCGTAATATATGAAAAAAATGCAGATATGCAAACGATTTTGTCATTTTTGCGTCATAAAAAATCAGGTGGGGGATATTTTTTTTCGACCGGGCGGGTCCGGATCAGCCTGCGTTAGACTCCACCACGTGCACGATTCTCAATTTCAGGCCCTTTTTAAGCGATTTAAGCAACTTTCTATAAATTCTGTTCTCTAACTACCACCCGGGGGGATATTTTTAAACAGGGGTAGTTTAATTTCGTAAAACTATACGTCATCGGGTATAATTGGAGCCACCACAGGGGAGATTATATGCTATCGGGTATAAAATCGGGTATTAATTGACTATGAAGTAACTGTCAAAACTTACCGTTCGCGCATATTTTGATAATGTATGGCTAAAAATCGACCAAATATTCCCGAATGGGTAAAAGGTGGGTAAAAGAAAAAGCCCAACCTAAGTCGGGCCCTTCTATCATGAAAACAAACTTAAAGGTTTACTTTTATTTTATCGCTATCTTTAGTGCTCAGGTGTGTGGATGCCATTACCACCCAATCGCTTCTATTAGGATTGGCTTTCCAGAACTCATGTCTGATCACCTGAACTAGGTCATAAGCTACTCTACAGGACTCGTCTACGTTTTCGTTGTAGATTCCAAGGTTTCCGTGTGTACCGATATCTTCGTATTCCCAGAGTTGACTTCTACCTATTGTAAAATATTTGTCAGCAATGGCTCTTTGGTGGTGGTAGAATTCGTAGTCAACCTTATCATCTCTAGTACATCTTTTTTTTGTGAGTGATTCAAAAGTTGGATGTTCTTTTATTACGGTCATCTGTCCTATACCTATTCTTGAATACATATCCAATGCTTCTTGAATCAGTCTAAGTTGTTCGTTAGTTACGGTTAGTGTTGCCATAATGTTCGTTGTAGTATTCTTCGCCATTTAAATGCCTTGCGTGAATAGGGAATCCATCAACCGCATTCACTATTTCCTCTCTGTGCATTGCTTCGGCTTGTTCAATATCTTCAAATAATTCAGCGTAAACTTCTTTATTTGTAACTTTTATACGCTCTTTTAAAAACTCTACGCTACTTTGTTTGTTGTTGCTCATTGTTGTTCTTCCTTATTGTATTCTTTAATTAGTTTTGCTATTGTCAGTATTGTTATTATAAGTAGAAGAGATTTCATAGATTTGGTTCTGAGCCCCCCGCCTCTTTTTCAGCCAGCTCGTCCGCCCGATGACCCAAAAGTAATCCGTACACTTGAAACCAAGTCGTTTCAACCACCTCAAACCTGTGGCTCCACATCCAACGCAACGCGCGTAAAATGTTCGTGCTGGGAACCACTAACCCAAACCGAGTCCTGCTGCCTCTGCTCACAATCGTGACTTCCGGACTATGGAATAATAAAAACGATCCTTGAGCACCAGTTACGTGTATAACAAGGTTTTCGTTAAATAATTTTTCACTAACACCTGGCTTTAATGACAACGCATCAAAAACCAAATTGTAAATTTCTTCTTTCTGTTCTTGTTTCATTTGTTACCTCCTTTAATCTAAAAAAATTATTATCCATATTGGACATACACACAACCACACAATAAATCTTTCTTCTAAACTTACTGCTAAATTGCTTTTACCTATTTTTATGCAGTCTTTTTTCCACATAAAATAAAATGGTAAAAAAAGAATTAATTGCAAAAATATAACTAACAATATTTCAATCATTTGTTACCTCCTTCGATTTTTTTAATTCGTTCAAATAATTTCTTTTCACGTGGTTTAAAATTGTAATGATTCTGTATGAATTTTATTGATTCGTCAGACAATTTCTTTTTGCATAAAACATACACAAACCAAGTCATAAATATTTGAGTGTTGTATTTCATCCATTTTTTCATTTGTTACCTCCTTGTATGTTCTGGGTGAATGATATTTTTACAGTTGCCTTTGTGGCAAAGGACTACACCGTCGTAAACGTCACAGACAAAATACTGACATCCTTCAATATCGACTAGTTGTAACGGTTTAGATGGCTCACCCCCTGTTCTAGAAACAGTGTACTTAGTTGATTTTGCTTTTACGGTTGGTTCAACACAACCGCCCATTACTCCGATAAGCAATGCTGATAATAATATTTTTTTCATAGTTCTTCTTTATCAATTTCTTCAAAGATAAGTATGGCCGACACAATATTCAAAAGTTTGTGGATAACTTCATCATAAAACTTATTAGCCTTCTCTAAGGTTTCAAATGTCATGTAATAAACTAACTTACCTTCTGGCTTTCCTCGTCTGAATATCTCAAACTTGATGTCAGGGCTGATATCGAATAACGAATCGTCGTAATCCTGATTTAACTGCTTCCAGGTTTGGGTTATTCTGACAACGTCCTTGGAGCGCGTCATTTCGAAAACAACGTACTCCAGACTTCTTGCCACCTCTATTGGTGTTCCTAAATTTGTTTGCATGACTTAATCGAGCTTAATCGAGTTCTTAAATAACCGGTTTCCTTTTACAGTAGATTTCCAAGTAACCTTTCCTCTTTCCTTGAAGTCTATTCCTTCTGCTTCCCCTATTATGTTTTTTAGGGTATTAGTACACTCTCTGGCTTCGTATTCTAAGTCTTTTATTTGTTCGCTTAGTTGTTTGTGTTTTACTGCTAGTTCAAAATAGGGTTCTGAGCCCCCCACGAAAATTTTGTCAATGCTCGAGGTATATCTCTTGTCCAAGAACGACTCATAAGCAGGTGTACCATCAGGTTCTGGCTCATACAACTCGCAGTTTTCCATATCCTTCAAAGCACAAGTAACCCTGTCCCAGAATTCAGTGGTCTTCTCCAAGATCTGATCCGCAATGGACTGGTTGTAGTGAACAGGAACAACCGTCAATTTACGACCGTCTTCCAAAAACACGATCTCTCCGTACTGTTTTTCTAAGCCAATCATGTAAGTCATCAACTGAACAACGTAAGATGGCGGAACTCCACCCTCCCATTGCTTGCTTGCGAAACTACTAATCGTCTTGATTTCCAAAACACCACGTACATTATCTAACTTAACTCCTTTACTACCAACACGATAGAGTGCTTGTTTAGAATCATTATAAATAAGACGGTCGGGAGACAAAAACAAGTGAGGGTATTTATCATTAACCAAATAGCCTACGATCTCACCACACACGCGAGTTTTATTACCTGTGTTGAAGTTTTCAATCATCTGGCTCTCATCTTCGTCGTAGTATTCCCAGAGATCAGCAACCAATGGCTCCATTCGATTACCCATAAACATAGCAATGTTCTCGTCTATCTTCTGTGGTAACTTACCAATCTTCTGATAGAAGAGTTCGGTCGCGCTCTTGTACGGGTTCAATCCCAAAATAGTCCCTACCTCCGAAGCACCAATACCGGAAGTTCTAAAATTCAACCACGCATTGTAGTCGGTTTCCTTGTTTATGTCAATTAGTTTTATCATAACTTTTCCAATTCTTTCTTTATTTGTTTATAGAACTCAATATCTTCAATCATATTTCTCATCGTGATAGGATTTTTTGTTGAATCAAAAATACGTTGAAACATGTCTATCGAACGATCAACTATATCGTGGGTTTTTTGTTTTGCTGTTTCATCATCATAATATTTTTTATAGATGTTGAATAAGTCAATTGCTTTTTCTTGTGCTTCCACTCTTATCTATTTACCCAAGATTCGAACAACTCAGCAACTTTTAGTACGTCTGAGCTGATGTTATCCATATTTGTTTTACCGTTTACTTTTCCACCGAACAAACTAACGGCCGATTTCAGACAAGATTGTCTGATAATAGAAGCCTGTTCATTACGGTAGTGTTTAATGTGACTGATCTGATCACCTTTCTGCTTTTCAACAGGCTGGGACGAAATCGCCCCAGTTATCTGCTGAACAAGTTTGTCGTTAGAAACTTTTCTTGCCATCTTATTGATTATCAATCAGTTATCAAAAAGGCAGGTCGTCTTCCTCGTCTTCGTCGCTTGCAAAAGTATCAACCATCGCAGGAATTTCTGACTTAGCTTTTCCCAAACCGGTTTCCAACCAAGCATTAAGTTCTTTGAACAAGAAAGCATTGCGTTGTTCTGAATCAACATCTACAACTTCTCCTTTTTTGTTCTTAGTGATCTCAACCGGTGGTAAATCGCCTGGGTTTTCCTTAGTCCACTTGTACTTGGCTGGCTTATCCCCTTGAGTTACGAATAAACCTGTTTTTTTCTTACCAAGTTCTTCTTTCTGAAAAGGAATCAACCTAACTGGTCGATCAGGATCTGTGTTTACGACTGTCATTGCGAACGCGCGGAAATAGTTGGACTCAACATCAATCTGTACGTTGTAACGCTCTGCTCCGTCAACCATTGTAAGACTTAAGAATAGTTTCTTAGTTCCAGCAATCTCTTCTTCTTTTGTTCTGAAACCCTCAATAACGCCTTCGATGTAGTCGTAGACAAAGAAGAAACTAGGTGTTCCGTCTTTCTTAGGTACTACTGTGGTTCCTGGTTCTTGTGTTTTCGAATAGCGCATAACCTTTCCATTCCGGATAGAGTAATAAAGCGCGTTGGAGTTTGTTCCTACTGCCATGTTTTTTATTTGTTTTTAGCTATATGTTTTTTGAAATGCGCAACTAGGTTGCATGTTTCCTGAATTTTGCGACTCTTGAAGTCTGTGAAGTTGTCTTTTAGTGGATCCAAGCTGTTCTCACGGTATAAGATATTACACATGGTTTCTGCTTCTTCTATGGCTCCTAATGCTAACGATTTAAGAACCATGTCACAACACTTAAACACATCTATTTCTTTTCTCATCTTAGATACAGTTTCTAGCTGAAGTCTTTCTGCTTGACTTCTTGCTTTCATGTAATCTATTTTCATCTTTAAACTCATAGTCTGTTTTTATTTATACAAATTTAGGTTATGTTCTGACACCAAATGTCATAGTAATGTCATCTTTTTAGGATATACTGATAAAAATACGTAAAAACTGTAGTGTAAGCCAAGTAAAACAGAACCGGGTCCCAAAATCCCAAAATCGGCTCGTAGTAAACAATGGCTAAAACAAAACAAACCAAAAATAAACTCTTAAATAAATGCCAGCCATCAGTAAGAAATACTAAAAACGTGGAAGAGTATGGAAACCTTTCCTGATACGTTGGCTTATAAAGTCCAAGGTAGTACCAGTATTCATACGGTCTAACTATCGACTTCCATTTCTTAATCCAAGACTTGTGGGGATCCCAGAACATCCCATCCAATCTAAAACGTCTGATAATCATCAGATCCATGCCGGCATTCAAAACTGCAGCAATCGATATTAAAATTAGTGTAATCATGTTGTTAGTAAATATCCTCCATCAATTTGGTTTATTCCTTTAACCTCTCCACTAAGTCCGAATCTTTCCATATTTGTTCCAACAAATATAGCAGGTCCACCTGATGGATCTACCATGTTGAACTCACCCACTTTTGAAAATACCAAGTGGGCATATTTTTTTGTTATTGGTCCCGGTTGATATTTGTCGTCGTACTCATGAACTTTATTCATAAACTCACCAAGGGTTAATCTCTCGTCAGTATCCACGTCATTTGAATAGGCTTCATATGCTTTCGAATAGTCATTCGGATATCCAATTCTGACGTACTGAAATGCACCAGTCCATTTAATTCCATCTGGGGTTTCTTCGAACTCAAAGATATCCCCGTACCTGTTTTTATATGTTGTCTTTTTCATACTTTAATGTGTTAATTGGTCTTTAATGACGCATAAATCCACCATTATATACCTTAAAGCACACTTTATTGTGATTTTGCGAAGAAGATAGGACTCGAACCTACACGTCATTTGTGGTTTTCTCTATTTACGAATGCAATCGTACCACCAGCGTTTTACTACTCCTAATGAAAATCCGCTTACCTCTTTTCATTAATATCAGCCTTGCGGGCCAATGTTAGCGTCTACCACGTCAGGGAAATCCCTAACCTTCCGCCACCCCTTCATGTACGGGTCTTTCCCCGTCTGTCACTCCTCGCACTTTGCGCATCAATTAGGAATTGCTTCCGAAAAGCTTCTCCGCTTATCTATTGTAGCTGCGACTGGAGTTCTCACTACCTCGTGCTCAGGGATGGATTCGAACCATCATGGGATTTACTCTTTTGGACACCCTACCACTAGCAAGGAGGTTTTACATTTCTATAAAGCCTCCGAGTGGCATTTGCGTCTACCATGTCAGGGAAATCCCTAACCTTCCGCCACCTGAGCGTGTTGCCCGTCTTTCCGAGATGTCAACCACTTGTAAGATTCGTTATGTGCAGTACTATCTTACCAATCCTCTTATGGCCGATTTTGTAGTCAGGACAGGATTCGAACCTGTAAGCACGGGATTTGCCGTCCCGTGGCGTTAGCCGTAGTGTTTCCGCCACCTGACTATGTTGCCTTTTTAAACGACGTTGAGAAGGCTAACTCTATCTCCTATACGATGAGAACGGGGCTAATCCCGTGTTTTACGATCCCCTCGCGAGCGGGGCTAATATTTTAGACATATTGTGCCATTTTGTGCTGAAATAGCCAACATGTTAGCTTTAAAGGAACCCAAGCAGTGTCGGTTAATTACTCCGTCTTACTTGGGTGTGTTGATGGTTATGGATTCCCACCAACTAGAATGACCATAGAGCATGTCGCGCTTGATGGTACATAGCCTACCGATGCTATCGATAGGGTTGATCTTTATGATAATTGTACTCCATTATCAAATGCGATTTCGCGAATCTTATCTCTTACATCTTCCAAACCTTTTAGATATTGTGTAGGGACTTCGTCTGGTGCGTACTTTGTGTTAGTGCGTAACCAATTATCTAGATCTTCTACAACATTTCTCCAATTGTGTCCGTTTATTGCATTTTCAAACGACTCTTGTTCTTCGGGTAAATGAAATTCTAATGTCGCTTTCATGGTTTCAAAGTTAAGTCTTGTTCTGAAACCCCGCAAACTTCTTGTGTCATATTTGTGTCATAATTTTGTCGCAAATCTTATCAACTTTTGAGACATCAATCAGTAATCAACTTTCTGGCTTTCTTGATGTGTTCAAACTCGGCATCGAAATACTTAAAGCCTGGAACCAAGTTCTTGCTGTCAAATGTAGCCAGGTCATTATACATCAAAAACTCATGATCTATATTAAAACTAAAACCAATCAATAAGGAGAGCTCTATTGGACTATCTACCGCTTCAGACATCATATCCATCACTCGTTGTGTTCTACTCGTTGTAATGCGCTGAAAAGTGCATGATTTGATGAATTCGTCCATCTCTTCTTTTCGGATTTCGTGTTTGGCTAACAAATACTCAATGTTATTCATTAAATTATGAGCAACTCTTACCGTAAACTTCTCTTTGGTTCTAGAGAAAATCTCACGCATAGCCATCTTTAAGTATTGCTTCTCTACTAACAAACCACGGTTCTGTTTTAAAATGGTTGGAATAATCTCCGGAGTATCTAATCTTAAGATCTCCTTAATAGGCATCATTTTCAACCTTTCCTTTTTTTGAACTACTTTTTTCTCAACCGGTTTCTTTTTTATTGGTTTGACCGCTTTTGGTAGTTTTAAGGGTTTTGTTTCTAGTTCTTTATTCTCTTCTAGTAGTCTTTTTAGTAAATCTTCCATATATTTAGTTTGAAGAGTGCATAGTTAACTCTTTATCTGTGAAATAGACTTTTCAAAACCGATTGAAACTTCTATCAACAGATCTGGGACCAGTACCCGGCCAAATCAACAGTTCCCTCTGCGCCCCTTTCTTATGTATTCGTCTTAGTGTACAATCCGATCATATCACTAAAGACTGGGTGTCTTTGGGTCAGCAGCACAATTCCTCCGAAGAGTTTCACAGACCTGTTGATAGAGTCACATCAGAGCAGGATTTTTTTAACGTGCCACCGTTTGATTCAACATATAACAAAGAGCTGAATTTTACCGTCCGTTTTTTATAAATCTCAAACACATGGCTTAAAATTTAGGTACAGACCTCACAACCATCAACTAGGAACCCTTGTTACAGGTTTTTTAGTTGCGCAGCCTGGAGTCGAACCAAGAGTACAGGATCATGAGTCCTGCGTGTTACCATTACACTACCGCGCAAAATGAGCCCACCTACCTAAAAGAACTTTAAGTTGCAGATAAAGAAGATTTTAGAAAAGAATAGATGGGCTAAATATCTTTCAACTTCTCTACCTGCGCTACAAACATAATACAAAAAAATCAAAAAAACAAATCCCGCAAATTCTTCTATCCTTTTTCTGTAAATTTGGATATGTGTAACTAATTCACTATATTTGCGAAATAAGACTTATAAATGAGACCGGATTTAAGAGAACAACCAGATCAGTTCGTCCCAGAGAATAAAAAAGACCAACTCTGGTATACTGAGAATGCTAGATATGTTGCCTCTAAGTATAACACACAGTTCAACAGTTTAGGATTCCGGAATGCGTCTGTCAACTACGACAAACCGATTGACGAAATGTTGCGTTTGTTCACTTACTATTTGGGCAAGCAAGAGAATCGCGACTACTACTATACCACTCAGGACCAGACCGGTTGTGAACTTCCTACTGTTTGGATCAACGGACAGAAACTTACGTCCATGATTGACTTCATGTTGGGAACTGGAATCAAGATGATTGAGAACATCGAACCCAGCGTTAAGGCCATCTCCAGAACAGCAGTGAATAAAAAGACACTCGACATGGAACTGGCTCTTTTAAAAGTAGAGTTCGCGAATGTCTTCAAACAAATGGAAGAAGATTTCGGAGTTAGTGTTAACCCGATGGGAACCAAAGAGTTCGAACTTCCTGAAGAAGTCATGAAGTACATGCAGTACGACTATAAACAGTACGGTGAAGAAATAGCTTATGACATGATCATGGATATTTTACATCGTAACAAGTTCATGAACAAGTACAAGCAGGCTTTCTTCTACACGCTTTTGGCCGGGGTTGTCGGAATCGAAAACTTGATTATCAATAAAAAGCAAACCAAGAAAATCATTCTTCCTTATAACTTGATTTGGGATAACACCTTTGATGATGATTTAAACGAAGGAGCAAGATTTGTTGGAAAAATCGACTGGATTACACCTGGGGAAATTGTTTCTAACCCATATTACACCAGACAGTTAACTGAAGCAGAAGTAAATGAGATCAAAAAGTTGACACCTGATAACATCGATAAGTTATTGGGAGAAGACAATATCACAACCAATAAGTTGAAGTGGTACTGGAATAACAACGGTGTTCCATCCATTGCCGCAACTACTTGTTATTGGATTGGTTACAAAGAATTAAGATACGAGAAAACCAAGGATAAGTACGGTAACACCCATTTGGGTAAAATCAAAGGTGCTGCTACATCCCAGTATTGGGTGAAGACTGTTTACAAAGCTACATTGTTGGCTAATAAATACGTGGTAGACTTTGGAGAAGTAGAGAACATCGTTAGAAAATCAGACGACATCAACGACGTTCAACTTCCAATCACTGTTTTCATTCCTAACATGGTTATGGGAGAGTCTAGATCGATTGCATCTCGTCTTCACAAACACCAGGACCGTATCGATTTCTTAAACAACGAAATCACAAAAACAATTACCAGAGCTAAGGGTAAGGTTTTTGTATTGAATAAGAACAAGTTAGGAAGTGCTACATCTCAAGAAGTGTTAAACGACTTCGAAAGAATCGGTATCCATATTTCTGACGGTGGTGCTACTGGGGAAGACCCAATTGCAGCAGATAATAATCGTATTGTTGAGGTAGTTGATATGACATTGGACCCTAACGTACAACAGTTGCTTTCGTTGAAGCGCGAAGAAGAGCGAATCATGGAAGAGATTGTAAACGTACCAAAGGTGGCTATGGGACAACAACAAGGTTATGTTGGAGCCAAAACACAGGCCGGAAGTATTGCTCAGTCTAACTTAGGTACTGCTTACTTGTATCAAGGCTTTATTCAGTTTATTGAAAGAGATCTTCAGTATGCCTTGAACCAGTTCAAAGTTTCTTTACTTGCAAACGAGGACGAAGACATACCGGTTGTTGGAGATCGCGGAATGAATTTCCTAAAAATCACCAAAGATTTCATGTTTGAGGATTTTGGTATTTACGTTAAGGTAAAAGACTTCATTGATGAACAGGCTAAAGAGAGATTGTTGTTTATCGCGCAAGCCGCAATGCAGAACCAGGCTATTGATATGCTTGACTACATAGCGATTGAGACTTCTAAAACATATGCTGAACTTCAAAATCAATTACGTTACGCGATTGAGAAGAAGCAAAGAAAGATGGAAGAGCAACAGCAGATTCAAATGATGATGCAGCAAGCGCAAATGGAGCAACAACAACAATTACAACAAGATATGGTTGCGGCTAAAGAGCAAGGTAATAACTACCGGGCTGAACTTAAGGCAACTCAACAAGCACCTGCTGCGTCTAATGCTGTGGCTGAACAACCTGCTCCGGAAGGAGAGATGGTCGGAGGCCCCCAATAGAATAGAAGGAAGTTGACATATTTGCATATTTAAAATGTTTATTGTATATTTGCGAACAACGATAAGAATATAGATTTTATGTCAGATACTTACAAATCGATCTTTGATGAAATAATCAAAAATCAACCAGATCAGGCAGGTGAAACGCCCGCTGGTCAACAACCTCAAGTTAATCCAGAACCTCAACCAGAGCCACAGCCGGAACCACAACCCGAGCCTCAGCCTGAACCAAAACCGGAACCACAACCTGATTCCCAAAACTCCGAGGGGTCTCAGAACCCTAAAGAATGGTATGAGGAAGAGGACACTGATCCAGAACCAAACCCTGTAGATAAGAATACCCAGAACCCAACTCCGACTCCTACCGCACAAGAGGAAGAAGACGAGGACATTCAATTAATCAAAGAATTTAAAAAGCAAGGAAAATCACTCAAGGACTTCGTAAAAGAATACAATGTAGTTGATTACAACTCTATGGACGATAAGAAAATCGTCGAACTTGGCTTAAGAGAACTCGAAGGTTTTTCCGGAGATGAACTCGAAGATGCAAGTGCAGAGATCGAATCAATGTCATTGTTCCAAAAGAAAAAACTAGTACAAGAGTATCGCGCAAAGTTCAATCAGATTAACGAAGAGAAGTTGAAAAAACTTTCTAGCGTTGAAATCAAACAGAACGATCAGCAAGAGAAGATAGTACAGCGTTTTAATACCGAACTTGAAAGTACAGTGAAGACCATTGAAAATCAGGAACGTTATGGCTTAAAGATTACAGACGAAATGTCAAAGTCTTTGCGCAAATACGTGGCTGAAGAAATGAACTTCCAAAGACCCGATGGTTCACTTGATGTCGAGGCCCTCCTCGATGTAGCGATCTGGCGCAAATACGGTAAAGATATCGTAAGAGCAAATGTAACCAGAGCGAAGAATGAGGGACGCGAAGAGATTCTAAGACAAACTACGAATCCTTCAACTGGTATGAATCCTTCAAACGCTACTGCTGGAATGTCCAACGGTAACTTTGAGGATGAATTTAACAACTATTTAAAGAATAAAAGATAATGGCTGGAAATGTAACAACCCTTGATATTAGCAAAAGCTTACTATTAAAGGGACTATCGTTGCCTAACAAAATGGCGATGGTTTATGCTCAAGACTATGGGTATAACGTATTGACTCAATTGACTTCAAAACTTGGTCCGAGTATTTCTACTCCTCAAGCAAAAGTTGAAATCAGTTCTATTGGAAATCTTTCTGTGTACTCTGCTGTAACTGCGGTTGCTGCTGGTGGTACTGGAGAGCTTTTAGTTACTGTTGCAAACTCTGAGAACTTCCGTCCTGGTGATATCATCGCGGACTCTAACTTGGTTCAAGGTATTGTAATCGAAAAAACTGCTACTGCTAACCAATTACGTGTTAAGAGTGTAACTACCACTTTGAGTTCTTCTTTGCACTTCTTGGCTGGTCATATTGCAAAAGTAATGTTTGACGCATCTGCTAACCGTTTATCTTACGGTAAGCCTGCATTGAACATCGTGCCTAACACTGACTTCACTTACACTGCTGTAACTCGTGAAAGCTCAACTCAAGCACGTCGTGACCGTATTTCGTCTTTCGTAAAATGGCAAGGTGACTTCTGGTATCGCTCTTGGGACGATTTAACTTTACGTCGATTCGCTAAGTCTTTGGAATACAAGTATGCTTTCTCTGAGCGTGCTATCTTCTCTGGACCTCATGGTGAGACTTACTCAACTGCTGGTTTACGTTGGTCTATCATCAACAACGGTGGTACTTACTTACCATTGACTTCTGAATTGACTCAAACTGTGTTCAACGACTTCTTAGAATCTTTGGTTCGTAAGACAGCTGAAAACGGTCGTCGTTTGGTTGCAATGATGGGTTCTGCTGCTATGGCTCGTTTGCAAACAATCTTAGGTGACTACATCAAGTATGCTGGTACTCAGAATACTTTCGGTGGTGCATCTGTAGAAGGTTTGAACGTAATGACTTACAGCTATGCTGGTATGACAATCGAATTCGTTCGTTGGGCTTTATTGGACGACGACATGTGGAAAGTTGAATTGTCAAGCATCACTGGTAAGCCAAAGCAGTCACACTCCATCTACTTCATGGATATGACTCCATTGCCTGCTGCTGACGGTAGCGGATCTTTGTCTCCATTGCAGAAGTACCACTTCAACAATGACGAGATGATTGCTAACTACGTACCAGGTATGGTAGGTTTGGAAGATTCTAGTCCTTCTAGCATCAAGCAAACAATCGCTGGCTCTCAATTGGTTTCTTTGGGAACTAATGATACCGACGGTGTTGACTTCCATATCTTGTCTGACTGTGGTCTTTACGTAGCTGCTGACCGTATGGGTCTGATTGAATTAGTACTCTAATAGATTAAAAGAAATGGAAATCACCGCATTATGGAACGGAAATGGTACAGCTACTACCGCAAACGGTAAGTTGTACATCACTGGTAGTGTAAACAACCAGTTTCCCGGACTTGATATTCCTTTGGTAAATAACTTAGTAAAATATGCTGGGACCAACGGAACTTCACGTCAAATCACTATTACTCCTGTTGCTGCAAACAGCACTGAGTATCGTTTGTCTTTAACATTGTTAAAGAATGAATTGAACGCACCTTTCGGATCAGCAATTGACCAAAAGTTGTTTGTGTTCACTTCTGACGCAACTGCAACCGTAACTGAGATCGTTCAAGGTTTGGCTTCTGCAATCGTACCGGGTCTTCCTGAAGCAACTGCTTCTGGTTCATTTGGTGGATTGACAGTTACTAAAACTGGTTCTACCGGTGCTTGGACTGCTTTTGTTATCACAACCACTGTAACTGCATCTTTCGACATGAAAGCATCTAGTTTAGTAGGTAGCTTGTTAGGTGTTAACAACGCAACTGCTAACTTCGTATTGCCTTCAGGTGTTGGTGCTGACTTGGTTGCTCAAGGTATTACTGGTGCTGCTTCCGGAACTTTGTATACCATCTACAAAGGATTCGCAGGTAAACCTGTAAATGCTGGTTCTGTAACATCTCGTATCGATAACGTACCTGTAACACTTTATTGTGCTGCTGGTTCTGACGTTATTACTGCGTTGGATGCCTTCATTGCTAATCCGTTGGCTTCTCCTGGTCAGTACGACTTGGATGACACCACTGGAGCTTAATCCAAATCATACGGGGGTCTCAGGACCCCCTTATTTTAATTACAATCAAACTATTATATGATAAGAAAAATGTTCCTAGACCCTATGTCACCAAAAGGGTCAACTACCTTAACAGGAAGTTACAAAGACAAACCAACCAGACGAGTATTATTTCTTGTCGATGAAGGAAAGAGAGTAGTAACAGACGAGGAGTCTGAGTACCACAGAGAGTTTAACGTAACCGTTACTGACGGTCAACCTTACGTGTTTGAGTATGATGACGAGTCAATTGAAGATTTGGCTGTTATCGACTTCTTTAAAAACCATCCATTATGTCTTTCTGACGGATACCAAAACCCTAACTTAGCAGTAGGTAAGTTCCGCGTTAGACTTGAACATGAGAGAATCGAATTGGAAATCTCTAAGTTGGAAAAGAACTTAGAAATTGCTCTGAAGGTGTTGTCCATGTCTTTTGAAGACAAGTATGATTTGGCTTTCGCTTTGGGAATCAATCCTAAAGGAATGACACATTCAGACCTCATCGTTCGCTTATTGGGATCTAATTTGTTGGGTGTAGCTGTTGAAGATTCTAAAACCTTTGACATTTTCTACAACTCTATGGATTCCAACAAGAAAGCATTGGTTTACGCGAATAAAGCAGTTGCTTTAGGTATCGTATCCAGCGAAGGTGGTTACTACAAAGTAGGCGGTAGAACAATTGGTACTACTATCAAAGACGTGGTTGATACTTGTTTGAGCGATAAAGAATTCTTCTTGGGATTCATCGTTCCTGAAGTAGATAAAAAATACACCACTCCTGCTGAAAAGCAAGACGATTACAAACAAGTTCCAGAAATCGTAGCGACTGAAATCGAAGCTCGCAGCGAAGAACTGGCTCCAGATCCTAGCGCAGTGTTGGTTGAAAAGAAACCCGCTCCAAGAGGTAGAAGAAAATAAAAAAGAAAGTGGGGTCTCCGGACCCCATTATTTTAACTTAGAGAGCCTATGATAGGGAAACAAATGAGTGGCGAATGTTTACTATGTGGTAAACATAGAGTTTTTGGTAATAAGAGTAAAAGATACTGCATTCAGTGTAATAAGAACTTACTCAGAGAGAAAAAGGCACACAAGAAAAAGAAGCTAAAGTTAGCTAGAGAGGCGGTTAAAACTCAAGCAGAATTAGACCGCGTAACATCATGGCTTGTTAGAGAGTTGTATCCATCTTGTTGTCCTCATTGTGGTGTAGAGTTAAATGTGTCTAATTCAAACTGTGGTCATTTTGTAAGTAGAACTAAGATATCTACAAGGTTTTCTTTGAAAAACATGGTAGCTGTTGACAGGTATTGTAATTTTTATCGACCAGAGCATGCATACTCTATTGGAAAATACTTAGATAAGTTTTGGGGAGATGGTACTGCCGAAGAACAAATCTTATTAGGTAATAAGAAACTAAAACTAACTGGTCACGATAGAAAGTTTATATATGACTTATACAAAACATATCTAGACCTGGCTCAAGGAAGAGAACACACACAAGAAGAAAAATTTCAAATACTTAAAAAAGTCCAGTCCGAATATGAGACGTTTGTAAAAAATCTACTGATATAGAAGAATTTTGGTTGTTTTGTAATCACGTAATTTTTTAGTATCTTCGCATTATGACAGGTGCTGAATTTTACCTACAACTTCAACAAAAGTACGATAAGGCTTATAGTCAATATCTTGACACAACCAAAGCCAATCGTCTTATTAAGGAAGCCATGTATAGGCTCGTTGATAAGTTGTGCGCTGTTCTCGATACTCAAAAGGAATACGATGAACTAAGCGAGTTGTTGAAGTATGATGTAAGCAGACCTGTTTCTGGAAGTATTAGTGTACAACCTACTGATTACTACCATCTCACAAGGATGGCTTTTGTTTTTACAAGACAGATTACCTTTGACGCGATTGCCGGAACAACTGTGGCAGCAACTAAGCACGGTTTGAGACCTGGTGACAAATTGAGTGAAGTTCTTGATGGTAGCGGTACAATCAGAACTGTTACTTCTGTGAGTAAAAGCGGCTTTAAAGTAGACAGTACGTTTCTACCCGGAACCGTAGGTATTTACCAAGTTTTGACATTTGAAGCGAGTCCTAGTACTTCTGATAAAAAGCAACCTGCTCTTTCTAAAGCAACTAATGAAAATCCTAAATATTGGACGGGGGTCTCAGGAACCGACAGAGTATTCCACTTGGCTCCGCAACCCAAGTCAATTATTATCGATTACGTTACTGTTCCTCCAGTCAATATTGACGTATCTAATAGCTCAACTCTATTAACCGATACCTATACTCAAAAGTTCTTATATCGATTGATGGACGAATGTGTTTATTCTGTAGCTACTGAAACCAGAGACTATCAAAATAAACAATCAACCGCACAAACAATAATTGACAATCCGTAATGTTTTTACTTTCTGAAATAATCGATGAGATAAAAAAAGGTTTAGGGAATGGTGTTTCAGCAGATGAGTCACGATTTGAAAACTTATTCATCGAAAATAAAATTGCCGGTGCTCGTGCTGTAATTATTTCCAACTACCTTAACCGAGGAGGAATTGATTGGTTAAATGAAAGCTGGGTCCAGACCGTTGATATCGACTATGTTGAAAGAGATGTAGACTGTGGTGTTGTAAAGTTTGAGTGTCCGAGTGTAATTACATTGGACTCACATAACGATGGCTTTATTTACGTAGGTCATGTAAGTGGTTTGAAGCCTTTCTTGAGATTGAGAAAGTCATTTACAACATTGACTATGCACAGTGTATTTAAAAACAGCAAAAATATATTCTGGGATTTCCAAAACGGAGAGTTAGGTAAACAACAAATCCACATCCATAATAATTTCAGATTGGAGAAGTTGAAGATCAGAGGTGTATTTAATAACCCTTCTGATGTTCCCGGTTTTAGAAAAGACGTTGATTTGTATCCAGTGGATGCGAATGTTAAAAAGGACATTGTCGAAATGGTAGTATTGGATTTATTAAAAGGATCCAGAGTAGTACCTGATTACATTTCTGACAGTCAAGATAAACCAACAACTAAATAAGAATGAAGAAGACAGACGTAATTGCTGCAGCGTGTGAAGAGCTTGGTGTTAGTTACGAAAACAACGCATTGTGGTTTGAAATATTAATCAACCAGGCTATAAAGACATTTAATACAGCTACTAAGTTCGATCTTTACGAAGAATGCGTAGAGGTTATTGATCACAGAGCATGTCTTCCTGAAAACTTCATGAAGCTGATGAGTGTGAAGAACAAACAAGGTGCTTGTTATTTCGAAGGACCGGACTACTCAATACAAGGCAGATACGTTATCTTCAGTAGTTTGTTGGATATTCCTGTTGATTGGGAAGTTCGCATTAAGTACTTCGGTCTCGCAATGGATGAGGACGGAGAAGTTTATCTTCCGGAAAAGTGGGAACGTATGTTGGTTTCATATATTTGTTACAAATACGCACGCAAGTATCACAAGGATTACCCTGCTTATATCGTACAGGATTATAAGAGAGAATTCGCAAATCAAAAAGCAGCAAACGGATAATGCAAGTAAGAGTTACACCAAACGGAATATTAGATAAGGATACTGAAGTTTCTTACGTAGGAAAAGGAAACTATACTGACGGATTAAATATTCGCCATCGCGGAGTTGATTCCAATGGAAATGACTTCGGTGGTGTTGTTGCAGTAAAGGGTAATACATTAAGTGTAACTCTTCCAAACTATTCTCCAGAGACTCAGACCTATCGTGTTTATATCGATGTTGAAGATATTTTCAATGGATCGTCTGGTGGACCGTTAGCTAATATTTATGTTGAAAATTCAGCCGGTGTCAGATTCTCAAAATTAAATGTCAACTACGGATCCGCAAATCTTTCAGCAGCAGTTTCGGTAGTTCAGTCTGACCTTAATTACTTGGCTAATTTGTTGTTTGGTGGAACATTTACGTTTTCAGCAACCACAGTTACTAAGATAATTTCAGCAACCGACATTGCTGGATATTTTGACGTTACAACTTCTGCAGTAAATTCGTTTACTTTAATTGTTGACAACGTAACCGGTGTGTATGCTGATTTCAAAAAGACACGTGAATATCACAACCAATCAGGATCTTTCGAAATTGTAGGTTCTATTCAGTTAGATGACGATATGTTTGTTTTCTTAGCCGGTGACGACAAGAATGCAGATGGCTCATCTATCATTTCAGAGATTGGAAATATCTACCCTTCTGGTTCCGGGTATACTTACACAAAGTTGTTGCGGTCTCAGAAACTAAGATTCCATACCGAGAGAAAGCACGATACTCAAATAGAAAGAGTAGGTGACCAAATAAACATCTACACTACAGATAACTTCACATCACCGAAAGTAATTTATATCGACGAGTCAAAGAAAAGAACAACTGATGGATTGCTTTTTTCAAACAATGGCCGATATGACTTAGACACAATAGGAATAGAAATGAGTCTGTTCTTAAATGTTGAATCTGCGTATATCGGTGACATCGAAGTGTTGGAAGGAGACGGTAACGTAAAGGCGGGCAACAAAAGATACATAGGACGATTCTTAACTGAAGACTTAGTCCCTACTGATTTCTTGTATCCTACCAACATAATAAACATTTACGGAGAGAGTCCTTCTCGTCCATTTAAGATATTCGGAAACCCCACAGACTTTGTAACCAACAAGGCTGTTAAGATGAACGTGAAGAACATCACACCTGGTATTTTCAAGTACTTTGAATTGGGCGTGATTGAGTACGCAGGAACAACATTCACAGCTAAGATTGTTCAAAGATTCCCTGTTGGAGAAAACGATAATGAAATCGAAGTAAGACACGACGAACGTGGACAAGATAATATTCAATTATCCACAGAAGAACTTATTGCTGCAACCCAGAAGTACGCGAAGTCGAAAAACTTAAGACTTTACGACGGAAGATTGACATTGAGTAATTTAACCACTCAGGAAGACATCGATATTTCCGGCTGGGCTCAGACAATCGGACACTCTATTGAGCAAGACTTCATAGACGGTGTTGGTCAAGCATTCAGTTTCCCTACGGACTTAACCAATGCAGAAGCAGGATATAAGTTCGGCGAGTATCAGGATCCACAAAACACACTTAACAAGTTAGGGTATTTCTACAACGACACGTATCGTTTCGGTATTCAAGTACAATGGAAAGATACAGGTAAATGGAGTTCTCCTTTTTGGGTTGACGATATTCGTATTGATGCTTTAACATACAATATTTATAGTGGTGGTAGTGCTTACGATAGAAGAGAACCTTCCATTGGCGGTGTGGATACAAACTTACAAGACTCTAACGGAAGGACCAAGGTTTATTATGTTAAGTTCAGAAATATCGACTTAACTAAAGATAAAGACGGATTGAATGTTGGAACTAAAATGAGAGAGTTGATCTCTGGTTTTAGATTTGTAAGAAGTGAACGCATACCTGAAGTATTAGCTACCGGTATGTTCTTTGCTGGTTATGAACCTGCATTCGGTAGAACTACACCTGCACCGCTGGCTCCTTTTTTTGGTTTGACTAAACCAACTCATTGGAAGAATGAAGGTGATTATTTAACTACATCTCAATCTCTTGCTGTTGCTTACGATACAGGCTCGGGTATAATAAATTTAGCAAACTCTGGAGGTGGTTCTGGAGCAACTGATAATTCAAACTATGTATTTTTCTATAGTCCGGATTTTTATTTAAACAATCTGACTTATGAGTATTCTTCTTCTGATTCTGTTAAATTATTAGCAACTCCTACTTATAGGTTGATGAGTAGCGGATTCTCGCAAGCAAAACAGTTGAGTATTTCTGGAGGATCCGGGAATCATTCTGCTTTTCAAGAATATAGTGGTAATTTTAGTTTAACTACACAAGAGTATACAAATATCGCAATAACCCATTCTGCTACATTACTTAATGAAGATGTGGTTAGTTTGGATTCAAAAAATATAGCGAACGCTTTTGATTATTATTATACAACGGGGGGCTCAACAAGTGTCTATTTAACCGCTAAAAATACACCAGCGATTGCATTTAAACTATCAAGTAAGGCTCACGGTAACACAGCTGTTGTAGATAAAGGTTATTGGTATGGTCAACTATTTAGAAACTTAGGAGCTAACAGAAAGTACCCAGCCAATAAAGAACTGAGTTCTTACGGCTCTACTGGGCACATTTATTTTATACCTGAAGGATTGGATAGTTTATCTGAAGTTTCTATCTTCGGTGGAGATTGTTTTACACAAAAAACAATTATACCAATGACAAGGCTTTCTCATAATTCTGATCTCAGAGGTGGGGGATACGGTATTTCTTTTTATTCTCAGAATAAAAGTAACACTCAAATGTTCACTGTTCAGGATCACAATAACGAGTTCGCAGGTCCTGGTTATATTTTTCCACAATACTTAGATAAATCTGGACAAAATGGATCCTCGTTCCTTTCTAACCCAAACTACCTATCTGGGGCATATATTGGTCAGAGTCTACAAGACGGTTCAATAGGTAAAGGATTATTTTATTGGCTTGAACAATGGCCGGAGGTTTCTAATCAAAACAATTACGATCAAGGGTACGATTCAAACGATGGTGTGATTACTGAGCAAGGATACGACCAAAATGCAAAAGTTCTTAGTTCGATGCCTACAAGAATTGCATGGTCTTCCAAAAAGATAACGGGGTCTCAGAAAGACGACTATAGAATCTTCCAACCATTAAACTTCGCAGACTTAGATTACACACATGGAGAAATAACACACCATGAAGTAGTAAACAATTCATTCTACACAATACAAGAAAGAAGCGTACAAAGACAATACTTTAGAGATGCCTCATTAGTAGGTGGACGAGAGGGAACAGATATAGTGATTGGCTCAGGATCAATACTTGCTGCACCCGGTGTCGAATTGACATCGATTGGTTCGTCTAAAAAAGAATCAGTAGTCAAAGGGAAGAACCCTAATGGAAAAGATACTTTGTATTGGTATAACGACCGGTTACAGAAGTTAGTAAGATTGGCCGGAGACGGTGTAAGCGTTATCAGTGACAGAGGTCTGTCCACTTATTTAATTAACAATGGGAAATTTATCTCGCAAGAATTTTATCCTCTATCTGGTAGAGGGGTGCATGGTGTTTGGAATGATCGCTATGGGGAAGCTATTTTTACTTTTAAATACAACGATGGAGTTAGCAACAAAGCTTTCACAGTGGTGTATGACGAAATTAAAAATGGGTTTGTATCATTTCACAGCTATACCCCTAACATTTATTTCCCTTACAACAACACATTTTTCTCGCCTAACCCTTCGGCAAAGAATACTATTTATATTCATGACGGAGCTAGTAGTGTTACTTTTTACGGTACTAGTTTTGATTCTTTTATAGAAATGGTAATGAATTATGATCCAAACATTTCGAAGTATTATGAAGCGGTACAAATCAACTCAGAAGAGGTTCCTACCAATGGTCCAGCTGTTAAAGCTATGACTTTTGAAACTAGCAACCATGTGAGTTATTTAGATACCGGTGACTTCGAGTTAAGGGAGGATTTGTATTACAGTCCAATCAAAAATGACTCTACGGGAACAGGAATCAATTCTGGTGATAATAGTAGATTATTCGGAAGATGGCTTAAATTGAAAATTAACTTGACAAACGCGTCGGGGCTTCAGAAACTAATAAACTCAATCGTAAAGTTCAGAACCTCAGCACGTTTGTATAATCAATAAAAATTAACTATATTTGTAAAAAATGGGACCATTAGCATACATACCACAAGCAGCACTTGGAGTAGCACAATCTGCGATTGCGTATAATCAGTTACAAAAGTTGAGAAATCAACCATTACCGAAATACGATACCTCTCAAGCAAGTAAGAATGTTGCAATGTATGAGCAAAGATTCAGAGAGGGGATGAGTGCAGATGAGATTGCGGCAATGGATCGTCAGTTTGCCAGTTCTCAAGCAGGATTTTATCGCCAGGCGGCCGATAATTCCAGAGGTCAACTTTCTAATTTCTTGGGAAGAGTTAGTGCGTTGGATAGAGCACGTTACGCAACACAACTTGGTAGTGCTATGGCTCAAGAAAGACGCGCAGCAATGTCTGGTTTAGCGGGAGCAAGACAAGGATTGGAATCTCAGTTGAATGCACAAACTCGTTTTGAACAACAGCGCAGAATGCAGGAAGAGCAAGCATTAGGTCAGGCAATTCAATCCGGTTTATATAATGTGGGTAATGCTGCAACTTTTGGGTTGTATGGACTTGGTAAAAATGCACTAGGTGGAGGTACTGGATCTGAGATGACAACAGAACCAACAGGTAGCTCATTTAATCCTGTAAACCCTGAAAATACATTTTACCCAAGATTGGCGGGGCCTCAGACATCACAACAATACATGTCAGCAGGTGTACCAGAAGGCACAACATCAGATTATTATAACTCTTATGCTCCCGGTTACGGAAGTAATAAATTAAACATGTTTAGAACCCCAGCAAATTTCTAATATGGCGGAAAGTAATATAAACGTAGGATTAGGTATTGGTTTGTCTGGTAAGCTAGACGCTACCAATAGAATATTTGCAGCAGAGCAAGCAGAGGAGCAGTATAAGCGCAAATTAAACATTACTGCACAGAAAGAAAAAGACGACCAAGTAGAGCAGGTAAAGCGCGCGATATTGACAGAAAAGGGAAAGTTTGACCCCTTGGTTTCTCCGAAGGCAAATGAAGACATTGCGAATACACTTTTAGCAATAACCAACGCAAAGGCTCAGAACCCTACCAGTTATATTAACGACGCATATCGATTGTTTGGAGATTTGAGATCGAGACTTGACGACTACAACACAACAAGTGCACAGTTAGCTGATTTGAGAAGTTTAAACGAGAAGCAAAAAAAAGGAGTATATATTTCCAAATCACAACAAGCAGCCTATGATGAAATCGGTAAAGCTAAAAACTACGACGAATGGATCGCATCCCTTAGTAGAAAAGGAATAGGGGATGATTTCTTTTCAATCGATCCATCAACCGGTAAGATGATTACCAATTATGTAGTTGCTGACGATCCAACCAAGTTTGCTCAAAACATTTTTAATCAGCGTAAAAACGAAGTTTTGGATGTTGTTGAAACAAAAAATATAGAAAGAGCCGGCAAGAAGATTGACGAAGTAAGAACCATTACAGGTATTCCAAGAACGAGAGAAGAGGCTCAGAAAATAACTGAAGAAAAGATCAAAAGAACACGCAGCAGTGTTGGTGTTCAACCCGTATATTCTGGTGAAGATATTGCTGAGAACTATTTGTCTGACCCAGCCAGAAGGCTCCAATATACTGATAGATTTCCGGAAACTAAAGGTATGGATGACATTCAGCTGACAAATCACTTCTTGGATAATTTCTACGAGCCGTACAAACCATACAAGGAAAGTTCTAGGTATTTTAATCCTGCATCAAAACAAGAGATTAACATAAGTGTTGGTTCTGGTGTTGGGTCTAGAGCTTTTACTTATATTAAAGAAAAAACAATACTTCCTGACTTGGCTGAAGGTAAAGGAATACAAGTGGAAGGTAGTGCATATTCGAATATAGGTATTTCAGCAAAATCAGCAGGTAGTTATTTGAATAACAAAGTAATAAATGCAAAAACAGGAAAAAGTTTAACCGTAGGAGAAAAGGACGGTTTAACTAAAACCATCAATTCGAATAAAAATAAAAATGTAACTTTTGGTTCTATTTATACTATCAAAGTCGCAACAAAGAGCGATGGAACAAAACGATATTTAAAACCAGAAGATAAACCAGTATCGGGAGAAACTGTAAAATACGAACCAGTAGTAGAGGCTTCATTTAGCGATTTAGATTTTGAACCAACAATTGAAAAGATAACAACAAAAACAATATTTTGGCCGTTATCTGACGCTAAAAGAATTATAGGAAACCAAGTAATGAATAAAGAAACAAGATCGTCTTGGGATGCATTGTTGAAAGAGGTTGAGTTACATTCTAATGCTCTTAATAAGAGCATTGGAAAGGTTGAGTAACCCTTTGTTTTATCGATGATTTTTGCTATATTTGTAATATGGCAGAAGACTTCGACTTCAACAATTTAGGTACTCAACCGAAACCAAAACCTGTTCTCAATTATCAGAATTTATATGACGCTTTAAAGGGTAAAAGCTTTCCTACTGCACAAGAAGGTATCAAGTTTGGAAATAGTTTTATAACTACACCTAAAGACCTCGAGACGTTTCTTTCTAACGACAAAAATCAACAAAAATTTTATGAGGCGTTTCAGAGCAATCCGAAATTCAAATCTTTTGGATTAACTGACGCTTCTCAGTTTAAATCTAAAATTGACAAGTCTAATGGTTTTGCGTGGATGCCGGCAACCGCTAAACCAGAAAGCAGCATAGGTCTTCCTGAATTTGATCCACAAGAAGTCAAGTCAAGAGTAGATAACGGCTTTGCTAAAATCGCAGCTCGTGGGTTAAATGTAACACCTTCCGGAGTTGAGTTGACGACACCTGAACAGTTTAAGGAGTTTACTCTTGTCGGTGCTGAGGAGTATGATCAGTGGAAAAAACAAAACGAAGGAAAACTGGCACAGTCTGGAATTAATCCTTTTGCTTGGGACAGAGACTTGACACAATACAATCCAACATCAGAAGAGATTTTTCAAAAGCAAACAGAAGAAGAAGCACAGCGTCTTATCACAGACAAGAATGCACAAGCAGTAAATACAATTATTGCAGATTTGGGAATTAAACCTGAAAATATCGGAGAGATTGCAGATGAACAGTTTAAAGATCCAAACTACTCGTTTAAAGTAAAAACCGAAGCATACGGGTTTGAATCAGAAGCAGCGGTGAAGGTGGAGAACATATTTACTACCCTTACCCAACTTGGCTATAATGAAGAAGAGGCTTATGATTTCATAAATAATCAACGAGATAAGTACAGACAAACTAAGTTCAAACAGTTAGATTTGCAAAAGAACCAAGAGTCTGTAAAAACTCAATCACAAGCAACACAACTTAAAGGAATCAACGTTTATCAGTTAGATATGGACCAGAAAGGTTTCAATATGTTGAACGATAAACAGAAAGCTGTAGCTAATGAGTATTCTAAGTTGGATGATTTGAATCTCCAACTTCGTCGTATTCAGAGTAGAAAAGGAAACGCATTTGAAGCACAACCTGAAGTCGAAAAATTAAATTCTGAAATAAAAGCTACACAGGAAAGAATTAAAACTTTACAAGTAGAAGCAGACGCTGCTCCAGTTACCTTGTATGATCCAATTCAACGACTTCCTGTTGAACCACAAATTGCAGCACAAGCAATAGCTAAAGCAAATCAAAAATATAACGAATCCTACTATCAAAATAATCTTCTTGGTAATATCAAACAGGATCGTAACACCTTATTGTTAGAAACTGAGGAACTCAGACAAACAATAATTGCACAAAGTAAAAAGATTGAAGACGCAACCAGTCGCGGAATTCAAATATCTCCTCGTGAGCAAATCAGCCTTTCTGCAAACAGTAAACTATACAACGACAAAGTTGCTGAATTGTTTGTACTTAATAAAGCAATTTATACCAACTCAAATCCTTTGAAAAGAGAGAATGCCAATTTTACAGGTGGTGTTGAACAATATGTAAAACAATCTACATTTGGTGGCTTATCTCAGAATACACTCGGTCTTCTTAGTAGCGAAGAAGCCAATATTATGGCTGGTAAAATGAAGAGTTATGGGTTTAATGTGAGCGCAAAAGACCTCGAAGCAGGAAAAATGGGCGCATTTGAATCCTTTGGTTTTTCATTAATTCCCATGTTGGGAACTATGGCTGAGATGGCAGTATATCAAGCAATGGGTAATGTTGCATCTGAAGCGGTAGCAGGTACACGACTTGTTACTGGAGCCAGAGAGTTTCTAAAAAGTACATACGGAACCAATTCATTAAGAGTTAAGGCTTTCGATATTTTTCTTAAAGAGTCATTGACAGCGGGAACACAAATCGGTTCATACGTTTTGGCTGATCAAAGCGTTGCCGGTGCTGCAGGTGAGATATACTCTGAAAGAGCATTTGAAAAAGTAGCAGCTAAACAACAACTTGAGAAACTAGCAAAAGGAGGTAAAGGACGTATTTTATATGTTGTTGGTAAATACTTAAGTGGAGCCGGCGGTGAAACTTTATCAGAGACTGCTGGTACAATTGCAGATGAGTTTGCAAATAACGGCTATGATATTCGTGCAGCATTTGACTTGGCTACAGAAGAAGGTCAGTTGGGAACAGTTGCTCTTGCTTCTTTATTTTTAACTGCTCCTGGGGATATCAAATTGTTAATGAAAACCCAGACAAAGTTCAATGAGTATTTGATTAAAAAAGCAGGTGTCGATGTTGATCCAGCAATTATCGAGATGAAGCGAGAAATAGATGCAGCAATCGACAACTACAGTAACGCACAAACAACTCCAACAGAACCAGTTCCTGTTGCTGACGCATTGGGCGAAATACAACCGGTTCCGATGGGTGAAGGTCCGATCGAGGCTCCAGAAGTAGCGGGGGCCTCAGAACAACAAATTCCCCAAGAGAAAGTAGAACAAACAAAACAAGAAGAAAAACTAGAAGTAGAAAAAAGAGTAGCTAATCTAGGAGAAGTATTCCACGTAGTAGAGAACGACGGAGAAGTTGAAAAGCAAGTAACCTATCGCTACGATCCAGAAACCGGCAAACTACAATCAAAAGGATATACAGATTTCAACGATAAGTTCACAGACGTAAATGAAGAGTTAAAATCTCAAGTAGAGCAGAAGATGAAAGAGAACGGTATGTTGTCTGCATCCAAGGCTTTAGAGATTGCAAGAAAGAACTTGAACATTGACGACGACAGTCAGTTGATTTGGAAAGACGGTAAACTACTTTACAGTAATGACGGTGCTCGTAGAGTTACTGAAAAAGGTGCTGAAAGTACAAGAAACGTTGTTAAGACTGCTTTCGAAAAAGTAAAACAAAAGAGAGCAAAGATAGACGAAACTGTATTTAAAGATACTGATAAGATAGACACCAACGATTCCGGGTTTAACGTAATGGTTGGAGCCATCAGAAGAGCGTTTGGTGGTAAATTGAGATTGGACTACGGTTCATTCTTTTTCAACGGTGCTAAAATCAACACAGACGGTCAGCGCGGTGTACCGAGACTTTCCAATTACATGGCTCCAATAATTGAGGCATTTACTAAGATTGGAAATGGTGCGTCACGAGTAAACACTGTAGTTGCTAACATCATAAACTCAGAGTATTTTAAAAACTCATTTACACCTGAAGACATGGTTGCATTACAACAAGGTGGATTGGTTAATGATGCAGCAATGAACTTGTTGAGCAACTTGTTGATTAATGAAGACGCAGTATTGTCTGAGGTGTTCAACGAGGACCCAACAATGATCCGTGACTTCAAGGCTCTTCGCGAACAACTAAACGCATATGCTGGAAAAGAATTTGTAGGTACTGAGGGCAAGAATTTAACGTATGCTTACTACAACACTCGTATTTCTGAGACACGTTCTAACCTCACAGAAGGCGAACTTCAAAAAACAGGTAAAGAGTTTGCTGTAGCGCAAGAAGAAAAGAGACAGATCCAAAACATAGCAATGTCTGCACGCGGTGAAGAATATTCTCCAGAAGAAGTTGCAGCCATTCGATTCAGCGAAGGTAAAATCAACGCTAAAGAGTTCTTAGATATCGTTAAAGAAGATACTACAGGATTAACTGAGCAAGAAGTAGAAAATAAAGCAAACGCAAAAGCTGCTGTACTTAATGTGGCTCAAGACTTTGAAACATACAAGTCTCGTAAAGAGTCGCTAGCAAAGAGCCGTAAAGCCAGAATCTCTAAGATTAAAAAGATGGCTTTAGACAATGTGTTTGATTTTCAAGTGTTTGGAGTTAAACCACAAACCATCTTAGGAAGAGCGGTTGCACCAATTGTCAAAGGTAGAAAATTAAGACAACAAAAAGACTATGCTGCAAAGCTAATGAACACTCAATTAGAGTTCTTGGCTATGCGTGCAGGTTTTGATGATGTCGAACTCGAGCAGTTTATTGACACAATGCTGACATTTGAAAAGATTGACGAACAAGCAATCCTTCAAGTAGCAAGCAACATAATTAGTAGTAAGTCCGGTAGAGTGGCTTTCTCCAGAGAGATGAGTAACGACCCATCCTTCCAGTCCGACAAAGGGTTTGGAAGAAAGTACTTAGCTAAGTTTGACGAAGACAATGGTGTGGACCCAACAATGTCTTACTTCTTGAGAGGTTGGTATAAATCTGCAGCAGGAATGTGGATGTATGAGCAAGGACATCCTGACAAAATTATGACAAAAGAAGGAGTTAGTCCTTCCAACGGTCAGGTTATGGATTTGAAGGATTTGATTGACTCTGATAAGTTCTTTGAATTCTTCCCGGGGCTTCAGAACCTAAAAATAAAATTCGAAGTAGCAGAAGGAAATCCAAACACTGCAGAAATGCAAGGAAGTACATTACGAGTAATATTACCATCAAACTACACCAATGAGATGTTGATATCAACAGTAATGTCAGAAGTAAGAGATATTGCAGCACGCGAAGCAGGATTACCGTCTCAACCGATCGTAAAAACTAGCCAAGAAATATTCGATGACTTCTTAAATCTACCGGCATATAAAGACACACCTAGAGCTGAGAAGTTAAGAAAGGCAATAGATGATTTTAAGACTCTCGACCAGTCAGCAATGGAAGGAGTTAATGGGTTGGTTATTGAAGTTATTTTGGATCCCAACTATAAAGTAACATCGGAAGCCGCAGAGTACAGAAAAGAACTTTTATCCGACCCAGAGATGAGAGCAATGCTCAATGATTTGGCTGTAAAATATAAACAAAAAGAGTTTAAACAGCAATTTATGAGCGATGTCGGATTTAAAGCAGATCCTGTTGGTAAGTCTATAGATAACGACTATCTGACTATTGCTACAAAGTTGTTTAGAAAGTTTCCAAATCTTGATCCTGAAAGTTCTGTAATGGAATTGATTACTTCCCTACAAGACAACGACAAAAACTTTAAAACAGATGTCCTTGGTTTATTGGACGTATATCTGAAAGGATCTACGATAAGTGAAGTACAAAAGGTAAAAATTCAAGAGTTTATGGATCGTGTGATTTATGAACTCAAAACAGGAGCAAATACACTTACAGACATTGGCTTAATTGATTTGATGAATGATGTCTCAGATCCCGCGTTTAAAATTTTAGCCACTGAGCTTTCAGATTTGGAATTCGGTAGTGTGTATCTATCTACTACCGCTACAAATACGAGTATTGCGTTTGCGTTGTTGTTTGGTGAAGGTTTGAGTTCTGAACTAGAAAACGGAGAAAATGCAATGTTTAATACAATGCAAGATGTCTCTGTTGAAAACAAAATAAATAGAATTATCGAATCACAACCTGGGGAGGTAGTTAAAGAGTTAAACAGAATTCCTGAAGAAGTTCAAGCTAAAGCGGAACAAATGAGAAAGGAATTGGGCAGAAATATGGAACTTGCTCAGGACCCGACAAGTGAAGAATTTAAAAAAGCATTTGGTGATTCAAAGGTTGTAGACAAAGAGGGCAACCCCATGATAGTATATCGCGGAACCAGCGATGTATATGGTTTAGAAAATGATCGTATTTTCTACACAGATAAGCCGATTAAAGCGTTCTCATATGTTTCACAACGTGAAAGAAAAAAAGGAACATCGATCAGAAACGCATATGTTAAGATCGAAAACCCTATCGTAATCGATGCAGGAGGAGTTAATTGGAATGAGTTAAAAATTGATGGTGTTTATTACAATACCGACAGGGTGTATGAAGTTATTTCACAATTCAATCAAGGAAAACTTCCAGATCAATTAAATGCTTCTTCTGTTAATCCGTTTGTTAATCCTTTGTACAAAATGGTTGATGAACATGCTAGAACAACAGGAAAGAATCCAGACGGTATTATATTCAAAAACATAAAAGACTTCGGACCAGGTCGTTTAAATAATTATGTTCCTGCTTCGATAAATGATACAAAGTTTTCTGGTAATGTTTATGTTCCTCTTTCTAACGAACAAGTATTTGTAAAAGACAACACCCTATTCTCACAAGACTCGGTTATTCGTGCAGCAATCAATTTAAAAGAGGACGGTAGCGCAATTATTTATGCTGTGACCGATCCTAACGTTTCATCTCCAATCCACGAAATGGCTCACTTATTGGAGAATTATTTAACCGATGCCGAGAAACAAGCGGTTATGGATTTCGCGGGGGAGTCAGAATGGAATACAAATACATCAGAAGCATTCGCAAGAGGGTTTGAAAGATTCCTATACGAAGGACAATCTCCAAACAAACAGATGTCAAGAGTATTCGAAAAGTTCCAACAATGGCTAACTGAAATCTACAACGCATTAGGTCTAGAAAATCTTGGTAAGGAGTTGAATCCTCAAATGACAGCCATCTACAAAACAATCTTTGGAGAAGGAGCAACACAAGAAGAAACAATCCAGCAAGACGAAGATCAGGAATTACTAGATATCATTGAAGCACAACGCGCGAACGGAGTAGATGATGAATCTATCTATATGGGGTTGATACGTGCAGGGTATGCTCCACAGGACGTAACTGACTTCTTTAATTCCTATACTAAACAAACAGTAGCCAAAGCATTAAAGAAAGAAGGAACCAGTGCAACCAAAGATATGGCCCGCGCGGTTGAGATGGATGCTGTTACGATCCGTAGAACGGCTGAGGAGATTGTTAGCATATTGCAACAAATGGATCCTATTGAAAGACAAGCAATGAGAGCAGTACTACCCGACACTGTTAGATTTTCAGACATTGCTCTTTACGATTTGATTGCTACACTTCACGATAAAATACAGTCTGGTAAAGATGGAAGTGAAGAGTTCCAAAAAATAATGGAGGTTGGAACCAGTGCTGGTAGACTTCTTCAGAGAATGAATGAGTTGAAACTAACAACCGGTGATAGTATGGTTGCAATGCTGATGAAACAAATAAACAGCAGAGGAAGAAAGTTAGCACCAAGAGTAGAGAGTAAATTGAAAGACTTGGGCGCAGAGATGGACAAGGCAAAACAAATCTACGAACAAGCAAAAATAGATGCTCAGAACTCCCCAACACAATTGAGCAAAAATGACCCATCTAAAACCAATTACCAATACTACACAGAGGCTCAAAACAATTATAAAAATGCAAGATTTGAGTTCTTTAAAGAATTGAAACCACATGTCAGAGCTGAAAGTCTAAGTGAGTTGTATAGTACATTAGTTCGTGGTAACTTGTTAACAATCGGTTCGTTTGGAATCAACTTGACATCAAACGCGGTAAAGAGTGTCGTAAACATTCCTCTTAACTTTGTTGCCGGTGGGGTGTCTATGGTGAGAAGTGCCATATTTAAAAATACAAAATACGAGAAACAACTTGGTGATAAATCTTTAAGTAGAGGATTGGGTTATTATGGTGCTATTCGTAAAAGTTTAGGAAAAGCTACAAGTGAGGCAGTTAAAGCATTCAAATATGGTTCAGTGATAGAAGATGCTAACGGACTTCAAGTAAGTAGAGGCTTTAATGGTATTCGTGCGTTTAGAGACATGTTTGGTATGATTAAAGACTTTTTAACAAACAAAGACATGACTCAAGAAGAGTTTGCTGAAAAGTACAAATTCTTAATCAAAGAAGATAGCGGTCGTGTTGGCACAAAAGATAAAATCCTACGGGTCATGGAGGGCATGTTTGGTATTGCTGCAGAGTTGAACTTTAGAGCACTTGGTGGTCCTGACGCATTCTTTAAAACCGCGGCTTACTATGGTGCGTTATTTGAACAAGCAAGAATTAAAGGATTGAGTGATGTTCCAGAGGAAAAGTATGGGGGGCTGTCAGAACTTCAATTCTTCATAGAAATGAACTCCGACTACAGTAACGCAGAAGCTATGGAAGAAGCATCTAAATTGATTTACGCAAATGATGGTGTTCTATATAAAGGGTTATCTTTTATTATATCTGGCTTTAATAGAAAAGGATCAAGTGGTAAATTAAATTTTGTACAGAAAGCAGCAAACGCATCATTTACAACATTACTACCATTCCAAAAGATTCCATCGAACGTGGCAGAAGAATTTCTACAATTCTCTAATCCCGCATATTCAATGATGGCAAGTGGTTGGTTTTATACTGACTCTTTCAACACGGCTAAGAAAATAAAAAATGCCAAAATACCTAGCGTAAAGAAAAAACTAATTCAAGAGTACAGAAGACAATTGAGAAATGCAGATATGTCTCTTAGTAGAGCAATTGTTGGAGGAACTCTACAAACTGCGGCATTTGCAATAGCAGAAAACTTCGCATTATCTGGCTCTGCATCTCCAATGGCAGGTGTTGACGATAAAGAAAGAAGATGGAAAAAAGAGTTTATGCCAGCCGATCACATAAACTTGACACTGTTGATTGAAAACATGGGAAAGGACAATAAGAGAAAGGAGTGGAAAAAAACAGACGAAATCAGACCACTAAGAGAATTTGGTGTATTCGGTGCAATGATGTCGATGTTAAAAACACAGATGGAAAAAGAGAATAGAGAATACTCCGGTTCAATCAACATGAGCGACATTAACTTGAACGTAGGAAAGAATCCTGGGGTATTCACAAACTTCTTTGGTATGTTCCCGTATTTGTTGGATCAAACAATGGTTAAGAATATCGGAGATTTGTTTGAGGTGATTTCGAGTAAGGAAAAAGTACCGGTTGCCAATTTCATGTCTTCTTATTTCAACACGGTGGTTACGGCATTTTTCCCAAATCACTTAAACACTTTGACAAAATTTGGAAGAGAGTTTGAAACCGCATACAAGGCTTCACCAGAACAAGCAGAATCGATGGGGTCTTCAGAGTTGAGTTTGGAGTTATTTATGAACAAAGTGAAAGAAAAAGCACCTTGGATGACCGATGCAGAAGACTACATGCCACAGTATGATATATTCGGAAAACCAGTTAGACAAACAGGTAATACATTGGATCCAATAGGTAACTTGTTTGGCTTGACACCAATAAGACGTAAACCAGGCTTAGATCCCGATTCTTATATCTTCCAACATCAGTTGGCTGTTCAAGAAAAGGCAGCTAGTCCTGAAAAAGAACTAACATGGAATGATTTGGTATTTATGCTTTTCTCTACCGGATACAATAAAGACGTTATTCCTTCAGATGTTCCTAAGAGTGTAACTAACGACATAGGAATCAAAGTTAGCCTTACAGAAGAACAACGTAACAGATTCCGTCAAGAAAGAAGCGCATTGAGAGATCCCTTGGTTAAATCGATAATTCAAGAATCAAACACCGAACTTAAAAAGATGTTAGATTTGAGTAGTGAATACAACATGAGCGAAGACGGAACACCAATAAGGTATGGAAAAAATCGACAAATGTTGGGTCATTACTTGCAGGCTGAGATTTTGAAAAGTATGTACACAAGTGTTGATCAATTAATCAACAGCACATTGGGTCCACAGTTTTTGAGAGAGGGGTACGAAAAGTTGACACCAGAAGAAAAGAAATACATCGACGAGGTTGTTACTAAAGAAAACATACTCGGTGGAATGTTCAAAGAGATAGAACAAAACGACGAACTCCTACAGAAACTTAGAGAAGTAGGTAAGGATTTGAGAATAATCTTTGGAGATATGTATGACAAAGGAACTAACTACCAACCACAAGGAATAGACGATGGACCAGGTATCGAAGGAGAAGGAGGAATAGACAGCGGACCGGGTATCGAAGGCGACGGATTCTAATAGAGGGGGGACTTCGGTCCCCTTGTTTTACTCGAATAAAATATTTATATTTGTACTATGGCATTATCAGTTAACCCTCAGTTGGAAATAATCAATACGAACGACACAATTTACCTTGTTGACGTTACTGGAGATTATAATGCGGTGACAAACCCATTTGGCTGGGGGTCTCCGAACGAAAGTAGAGCCTCGTTAACAGCAATAACAGCGGCAGTCGAATATCCGGACGGACAGACAGCTTCTTTGACATTAACCGGAACCACATTTGACGACGATACATCAAGAGCCTATAATGCTTCTTCTTTACAAAAGCAGGACGGAGTTTATAAATTCGACGTTACATATACTATTAGTATAAATTCTGAGACCATAACTAGTCGGGGTCTCAGAGACAACACCGTTAAATGTCAACTAAGAGCATTAGCACTAGGAGATACTAAGACAAATGATTACTCAGAAGCAAAAATGTTATATGATAAAATGCATACAGCGTTTGAATGCGGAGAGTGGACTTTGACAAAGGAGATTTTAACTGAGTTACAACTCTTCTTTGATGATTGTGGATACACTAAAGTAAGGTGCGGTTGTGGGTGCTAGTTATAATCAAAACGATTTCGTAAAGACTTATTTAACTCTTCGTGAGTTTGTAGCCTCTCAGGAGCAGAGTAGAATCAATGCTGCCAAATATGACGAGCCCTGTCACAGCTACGATGAAAATATCCAATTAGCTTTGTTCTTTTTGTCGTGTCTTGGGGACATGGAGTGCTACACCTTAGAGGAAAAGTATAAGTTAATCTCAAAGGCTAACAGACTTTCTAAAAACTGTACAGCATGTCCCGGTGTAACCGACGCAGAGATCGACGCGTTTATGCTGACAGACGAAGGACGCTACTTGTTGTGGCAAGCAGATCTTCCAGAAGGATCTCTCTTGTTTGACGATTTGACATTCCTTGTTTATTATGACAATGGAAAACCAGTATTAATAACTATTTAAAATGACTACGTTTAATAAAAATATTTCAGACCTTTCGGCACTTCCTTCTTTGGATTCAGCAGCCGACAAAATTGTTGTGATTGACGCTACGGACAGTAAACCTAAATTAATTACACCGAACGATTACAATACTGCAGCAGGTATCTCCCTTAAAGAAGATAGTGCAAATAAGTCTACAGATTTAGTGGGGGACTCAGCATCAAATGTCAAGTTCCCTACAGTAAAGGCTGTATATGATTACATCGTATCTGGCTTGGCTTTAAAGGAGAACACAGCAAACAAGTCTACAAATGTAACTACCGATATTTTATCGGATGTTAAGTTCCCGACCACAAAAGCTGTGGCTACATATGTTACCGGAATTGCTGCAGGAAAAGAAAACTCACTAGGCTCTGGAACAACTGCTCAGTATTTGAGAGGAGATAAGACATTTCAAACATTAGACAAAACAGCGGTAGGACTGTCAAATGTACAGAACGTGGACCAAACTAACGCTAGTAATATTTCAAGTGGAACCTTAAATGATGCTCGTCTTTCTGCCACAGTACTTAAGACTAGTTCTCCCGCTAACTTAAATAACCAGCCTCTTTACAATTATAAAAAGAATATATTTGCGGTCGCTGCATCCGGAACCTTTCAGGTTACTAATACTCATCATGGTTCTGCCATTGTTGTTGGTCATCCTAGTGGAACTGCTAGTATTACATTTACAGCAACGGTAGAAGCCGGAGCAGAGTTTGATATTTGGATTAATACAACACAGAGTGTTGACTTTAGTTGTGTTCCGGGTATGACAGTTTATATTTCAAATGGTGCAAGTGTTACTAGTCCATCTTCTTATAATATCCCAACACCACAGAGAGGTAAGAAGATTAAAGCATTCTGTCCAGTTGCAAACGTGATTTTATTAAGTGGAGATGTAATCTAATGTTTACAAGAGAGCAAGTTGAAAAAGCTGTAAAAGCCAAAGGTTATAGGTACTTCGAGAACGGAGACTATAATGTAAACGTAATCGGTATTCGTAACAGTTTACCGGGTAAAAAAGTTACAAACGTGTTTGATGATTGGATGACTATCTCATTCAAAGTCAATGGGGTATGGCAATTTTATATTTGGAGTGCTACAACCGATCCCGGCAAAGCTCCTATGCTCAAAGGAAACAATGGAACAGGTACTGCTCGAGTAGTTCCCGGTCAATACCCTGGCTCACATTTTATCCGCAAACATCAGGGTAAATACGAGGCTCTTTGTCAAAAAGGACATCTTAGATTATATCGTGATGCAAACAAGGATTTGGTTTATGATGAGACCAAGATTACAGATAGCTACAACGACGGAATCAACATCCACAAAGCGGGTCAAGATTCTACATGGGTGGACGGATGGTCGGCTGGATGTTCCGTGTTTAAAAGAGTTAAGGATTTTGATGAATTTATGAGAATCTGTAAGCAGGCAGCCACAATTCACGGAAACAGTTTTACATACACAATAATTGAATCTAAAGACATATAATGGCATTTGAAGTAACCATACAGCAGATATTGTCTCAAGCCAATGAGCTCAAGCGGTTGTATGGTATTACCAAGAATCAAGATTTTAAGGATCAAGAGAATCGATTAAGAAAAATAGCAATCGATCTACAGACTCTTGAAAACTTTGGGGGGACTCCGAACCTACAAGAAGTTACAGATCAGGGATCAATAACAACAGACGCAATAGACACAGGAGGAATAACATCAGACTACTTTCAGGCAGACACAACTGCTACTCCAACATTAACTCCAGGAAGAATGGCTTGGAACGAAGTAGATGGAACAATGGACCTTCGTTTAAAAGGAAACAATGTAACTCTCCAGTTAGGCCAAGAAACGGTGGTTCGTGTAGTAAATAAAACCGGAGCCGATCTTTTGGAATCTGAATATAACGTTGTCAGAGTAAGAATAGCATCAGAGGGCGGAGCACAAGGTCAAAGACTAGCTGTAGTATTGGCTCAAGGTGATAGTGATCCGGACTCTGTTACTACATTGGGGATTGTAACTGAAAACATCAATAACAACCAAGAGGGTTTTATAACGGTATTCGGTAACGTATCCGGAATCAACACTACGGGTTCATTACAAGGAGAAACTTGGGTTGATGGAGATGTGTTATTTCTGAGCCCAACAACTCCTGGTAAATTAACAAAAGTTAAACCCACTGCTCCAAATCATACCGTCGTAATGGGGTATGTAATTTATGCACACGCAAACAACGGTAAGATTTTTGTGAAGGTCGATAACGGCTACGAAATCGGAGAGTTGCATGATGTCAATACTAGTTCTCAGACAAGTGGTCAATTATTGAGATATAACGGAACAGTTTGGGAAAATTGGACCCCTACGTTCCTGACTTCCGAAACAGATACATTAAATGCGGTTTTGTCTAGAGGTAATAATAGTTCAACTTCTATTTTGTACTCAGGAAGTAGTGAAGCCATACGACCTACTGTAGATGGTGTAGGTAATTTGGGGTCAGGTAGTTATAGATTTGGACAGTTATACGTAAGAAATATTAATTCAGGTGTAAATACTCTTGATTTATTCGGAGGTAATATAAATTTTTCCGACAACAACGGAAACTCTAGAATGAGAATTTTTGGAGGTAGTGGAAATGTATTGGTACAAACTGGAGGAACTCTGACAGATGCTGGTTACAAATTAGACATACAAGGTACTTTTAGATCTACAGGAATTGCGTTGTTTCAGGCACTTACTCGTATCAATTACGACAATCCAGAATTACAATTAGCTGACTCAGATGCCACAAACAGGTGGGCCGGAATTAATTTTCAAACAGCGGGAGGAAATTGGTATTTATCAAGTGGGGATAGTAAAACAGGAAGTAATGCTAATTTGTTTATAACTAGAGGTTCGGATGGACTATCTAACAGGTTTGTATTTAATAGAGACGATTATTCTTTTGGGGTTTACGATAGTACAAATACTCTAAAGTCAAGAGTTTCTGCTTCAGGTAACAGTTACTTTGTCGGAGGAAATATAGGAATAAATAATACATCTCCCCAATTTATGTTAGATATACAAATGTCTACAGCTAGTCAAGGGCTTGTAATTAGAAGGCATAATTTATCTAGTCAATATCTACACATACATGAAGCAGATGGCTCCTCACATAACATCGTAGCCGTTGGGGAAAAGGATTTTAACGTTATAAACCAAGCACTTAATTATGGTTTAAATTTCCAAACTTCTAGTACTAGTAGAATGTATATTACCGCTGGTGGAAATGTTCTTATTGGAACAACTACAGATTCAGGTTTTAAACTAGATGTTCAAGGTACTATTCGTTCTATAGGAGTAATTACTGCAAGTGGTGGTACTTCTACGGATTGGAATACAGCATATTCTTGGGGCAACCACGCATCTGCTGGCTACACTCCACAATCTAGAACAATAACAATAAACGGAACAACTTTTGATCTGAGTGCAAACAGAAGTTGGACAATAGCAACAGGAGCGACAGCATTACAAGGACTTACAGATGTAAATGCTCCAGCACCAAACAATGGAGATCTTTTGAGATTTAATGGTGCGACAAACAAATGGGAGAACTTCTCTGGATATACTGGTACGTTCTCGGTTATGACTAATCCACCGGGCCAGCAAAACTTGAACATAGAAAACGGAATAATAACCTCAATAACATAATTATGAAGAAAGATCCTAGATTAGAAAGAGCGGGAGTTAAGGGGTTTAATCGACCAAAATTAACTCCCAGTCATCCTACTAAAAAAGCAATTGTTGTAGCTAAAGAAGGCTCACAAATTAAGACGATAAGGTTTGGTGATCAGAAAATGGGTCACAACTATAGTCCAGAAGCCAGGGCCTCTTTTAAAGCAAGACATGCTAAAAACATTGCTCGTGGAAAAATGAGTGCCGGGTATTGGGCCGATAAGTTTTTGTGGGCAGGATCTAAAGGTTCAAAAAAGAATCCTCCCAAGTCTCAGAAAATTGTAAAAGGTAAAAAATAACCACATATGAAAAAACCATCCAAAATGACTAAAAAGACCACTAAGGGTTCAGCTAAGAAAATATCTGAATATGGTGGCATGGAAAAGTATGCATCTAAGAAAGCCGAGATGAAACATGAAAAGAAAGAGGGTAAGAAAGTTGAGGCTAAAGAGAAGATGATGTATGCCAAAATGAAAAAGAAAAAGTAATGAGCGTAGCCAAGAAAACCAATCCTTCTCTTTGGGAAAAAGCTAAATCGCAAGCCAAGGCTAAAATGGGTGGTAAACACTCAGCAAGAGCGATGCAATTAGCGGTTAAAATCTATAAAGAGAAGGGTGGTGGCTACTCGGGTCCTAAGTCTTCATCCAACAAGCTAAAGAAGTGGGGGTCTCAGAAATGGAGAACCAGCGACGGATCCAAATCAGAAGGAAAGAAAAGATATCTACCAGACAAGGCTTGGAAGTCTCTTTCTCCCGGAGAAAAGGCAGCAACAAATAGAGCAAAATCTGCAGGAAATGCTAAAGGAAAACAGTTCGTAGCACAACCACAGAAGATAGCTAAGAAGGTTGCAAAATTCAGAAAATAGTAGTATATTTGTTATTATGGAAAATATAGAATCAAAAACCTTAGACTATATTGCAGGATTCAGTCGTTCTACGGGGATTTCTGGAACAACTGCTGTTACTGGTGCGTTTCAAGGTTTCATTGTAAATAAGTCTGCGGTTATCGCTGAGGTTTTGGATGATAAAGGAAACGACATTACAAACATCTTAGGATGCGGTGGTGGATTTGAATGGGATCCTCCTGCTTATTTTTCAATAGGTAAGGGTGGTTTTATTAGCTCAATCAGATTAACATCCGGTGCAGTAATTGCTTACGGTTTTGCTGGGGGTCTCAGCACCAACTAAAAAAATAAAATAAGATGATAGGAATAGGGTTAGGCCTTACAACAGTAAAGATTGCTCAAGTACCATACGCCAAAAAAGTCGCAAAAGCATACGAAGCTCGTGTGTTAGCAGACGGAGGTACAGTAGAGAGTTTGCAATGTTTTACTAACTTCGCTATATCTTGGGGTGCTTCTCCTATAACTCCAGTTGCGCTATCTGCAACTACAATTACATCAGATTCATTTGTAGCAAATTGGGAAGCCGTTGCAGGTGCTTCATATTATTTATTGGACGTTTCGTTGGATTCATCGTTTTCGTCTTTTGTTTTACAAAATCAAGTTGTTAATACTACTTCTTATACCGTAACTGGTTTGAGTTTAGGTACAACTTATTATTATAGAGTTAGAGTAGATGCTTAGTAAATATTCAAATATTGTTTCTGTTACTACGTTAAATTTCGTCGGGTTGCTCGATTTATATCCATCAGCATCGGTTGCTTATTCGTTGCGAAAATTGTCGTCAACTTATACGGGTAATGCTATTCGTGTACGTAGGGCAAGTGATAACACAGAGCAGAATATCGGTTTTGATGCGTTGGGTAATTTAGATACAACGGCATTAACTACGTTTTGCAGTGGTACAAATGGCTTTGTAACTACGTGGTATGACCAAAGTGGAAATTTAAGAGATGTAACTCAAACAACGGCAACCAATCAACCACAAATTGTAAGTAGTGGTGTTATTTTATTAAGAGATGGTTTGCCTTGTGTACGTTTTGATGGCTCAAATGACCGACTTGTTACACTAAGTAATTTTACAAAAATAAACCAACCATTTACAGCTGTTAGCGTGTCAAAAGAAAACGACCAAAATGATGCTATTATTGGGTCTTCCACTACATTAAGTCCATTTGTTCAATACACAGTATCAGGAAATTTTACATTATTTAATGGAGTCAATTTAAATAGTGGTATTCCTCACGCACTTAACAACAAAGTGCTTTCAAGTCTTTCAAATAATACAAATTCAAGAATGTGGTTAAATCAAACACCTGGATTAGTTGGAAGTTCTGGTACTAATGGATTAGAAAATTTTGAAATTTCAGGATACTATAATAATTTTCAATATTTAGGAGGTGATTTCCAAGAAGCAATTGTTTGGGCAACAAATCAAAGTAGTAATATTTTGACAATTAATCAATTAATTCAAAATTACTATGGAATTGCTTAAAGGCTACAAATACACCACCGAAATCGAAGCAATTGACGCTCAAAAGGCGTGTAATGCTTATTATGGTATTCCAAAGTCCCCCGAAGACGTTACGCAAAATTGGTGCGGTTATAACTACGATATAAGCGGATTTTGGTATATTGTTTACGATGAATCATTATTGCCAATTTTAGGAGAACCAATTGAAATTGAAATAACAGAAAATTAACCATGTCACTATTTAACGAAGCATCTTTTATATTAATACCAAGTGGACATGAAGCTGGAAAACTTTATGCCGAAAAACCCATTGATGGTGATGGAGATTTAACGTGGACACGTAATTCAACTGCAAATCGTACTAATTCAAGCGGATTAATTGAATCAGTTGGGGCGAATGTTACGAGATTAGATTATACCTATGGTAGTTGTCCAGCTGCGTTGTTAGAGCCACAGAGAACTAATATATTCAGATGGAGTGAAGAGTTTGACAATTCGAGTTGGAGCAAAACGAGTTTGTCTATAACTCCAAATTCGATAACTGCTCCTGATGGTAGTACTAACGGAATGTTAATAACTTGCAACGGAACGACGGGAATTAAAAATATTACTCAAAACTTATCGGTTGTAAGTGGTGTTAACTACACTGTTTCAGTTTATGTAAAAAAAGGGAGTGGAGATTATATACAAATAACAAGTACTGCAACTTTTTTTGGTTCAAGTGTTTTTGCTAATTATGATTTATATAATGGTGTAGTTGGAAGTGTAGGTAGTGGTAATATTGCAACATTAATTGAGGATGTAGGGGATGGTTGGTATCGTTGTGTTTTAACTGCCACCGCTGTTAGTACTGGTACATCAGCAATTGGTTTATATCCAATACCTTCTGCAACATCGGGAAGAGCACCTTCAAATACATTAGATACCACGTACTACATTTGGGGTGCACAATTTGAACAAGGTGCATACGCAACAACGTATATTCCTACAACCAACGCAACTGTAACAAGATTGGCTGATACAGCAATAAAAACTGGTATTCAATCTTTGATTGGTCAAACTGAAGGAACTATATTTTTAAATACAAGATATTATTCTACTGGAACAACTGCTTCAGGTCGTTGGTTTAAAGTTTTTGGTACAAGCAATGAAATAGGTCTTGCTATTAATGGAGTTAATTCTGTAAGGTCGATTATTAACAACCAATCAGACACTATATCCACAGCACCAACATCAAACAATGAATTAAAATTGGCATGGGCATATAATTCATCAGGAGTTGTGTTGTTTATTAATGGTATTCAATATTCTATACCCAACGGAGGTTCACAAGTAATATCATCACTTGATTCTATTTTGTTTGACGCTTCGACTAATCCACAATTTGCACAAGCATATATATATGAAGCATCTGTATTTTTAACTCGATTAACAGACGAAGAACTAATTTTAAAAACAACATTATGATATTCGCTAAATATTCATTCCCTGAAGGTATATGGGAAACTTTAAAACCAACTATTCAAAACGAAGAACAATATATTGATTGTGCAGTAGTAGAAATAGGACATATTTGCATAACAACGGACGAAGAAGGCAATTGCACCCAATCAGACCCTAATTTTGCCGTAGATATTATGTGGTACGGGGATATTCCCGAAACGTTTAACGAATACGAAGTATTCCCAAATCCCGTTGGTGTACATACATTCAGCGGATGTGAAGATTTGTACCTAGAAAGATTTAATCAGTTTAACGGATCATGAAAACTACTATCTTATACGCAACGACAGCCCTTGCTTTTATTGGGTCGTACTTTTTTAACCTGACCGCAGATAATATCGAGCAGTACCTAGCGGTAGTTGCCGTGGTATTTATTGATGGATTCTTTGGGATCATTGGTGGAATTAAAACCGAGGGTTTCAGAACCAACAAAGCAATCAAGGTTATTAAGACTCTTATGGTCTGGGTATTTATGTTAACAGCTATTCTGATGATCGAAAAAGGATTTCAAGGAACGTCTTGGTTATCTGAGACTGTTGTGGCTCCATTTATTGCATTCCAGATGGTATCTGCTTTAAAGAACGCTCATCGTGCTGGGTTTATTAAGAATGAACTGTTAACAATAATCCTTGAGAAGATCGACCAACATAAAAGCTAATGAAGAACTCAATTGTGGGGAAAAATAAGCGTCCGGGGTCTAACAAGGCTACTGGGCGTGATTTATCTTATCAAAAAGAATACAACAAAAAACCCTCCGAGGTAAAGAAACGAGTAGAACTAAATCGTGAAGCTCGTAAAAGAAAAATCTACGGTAAGCGTCATGCTAAAGGTGTCGACCTTAGTCACACGAAGACCGGAAAACTTGTGGTAGAAAAACGTTCTACCAATCGTGCCCGTCAGGGATCAAATGGAAAATCAACTTTAAAATAAACTATTAAACTATTACTACTATGGCAAAATCATTAATTCAACACATGCGCGAAAGAAACGCGATGCAGCAACCTAAACCCGTAAAAAGTAAAAATTCTAGTTCGACTGTTGACATTGCATTAGATGCGGGTTCTTTTATACCGGGACCAGTCGGTATGGGCGCATCTACTATTGGTGCTGTTAAAAATCTTTACGAGGGAGACTATGAGGGGGCCGCATTGGACGTTGCAAACGTTGCTACCGGCGGTGCGGCAAAGTATGTTAAGGCGGCATCTAAAATGGCAAAAGCAGCTGGGGTAACAAAAGTCGCATCAAAGACAGCAAGACAGTCAAAAGTACTACTTAAGGCAAGTGATCCAAATATATATAAGAGTGCTGGATTGCTAAGAGATGTAAACAACTTAAAGTTAGGTGGGCAATCAAGTAATAGAGTACCTCAAAGGGAATCTACTTACGTTACTCCTAAACCACCAATTACAAAAAAAATAACAAAAAGAAATAAACTACGTCTGTAGTCTAACTTCTTTCCAAACCTTTACTGCTTTTCCGTTAATATATTCAATTACCGGAATCATCTTCTTAACCGTCTCAACTGGGGCGGTTTTTTTATGCTTCTCTGCTAGGTGTTTGTGATAGATCTCACATGAAATCACGGCATCAAGTAAGTCGGTGTTATCTACTAAGTAATTCTTAGCTTCTTCTATCAACTCTTTAAAGTAAACTTCGTTTGCATTCTTTCTGAGATAATCAATAATATATGAGTTCGCGCGTTCAGCGGTGTGATCATTCTTATGCCATCCCCAAGCAAGGGTATCGTTTACCGTAGACGCAAATGTCTTACCAAGAGCAGAAGGTCTTCTTGCCAATAAGTCGGTCCTTTTTCTTTGTTTGTAGTGGTCGATAATAACTCCACCGCGGTTTGCTTCCACCAACACCTTGGCTCCACCATAGGAATCCTGAAGGTTGATATTGTTTTCCATTATAATATCTGGATCCACAGCTCTCTCTTTGTAGTGAGCCACATATCTATTGGTGTCTATGTCCTTAATTACTATTGCATTCTCCGAACCATCGTTTAACTTATTACTAGTGAATGGAATAGGGTCCATCCCTGCTATGTATATATGGTCTGGATTGTAACGCTCGAGAATCGAAAATTTACCATTGCGATTGGGTATGATGTTGAATATGGGAATCTCAGAGACTACAGAACGCACAATATTGGCCCTCTCAATTGGTGGGGGGTTTCCGAGTATAATCCTTTCCTGCTCATTCAACTTTTGAATCACATCTTGAGGTAATGCACCCTTAGCGTTACTATTAAACACCTCTTGAATATCCATAGGATACTGTTTGATAAAATTCTCTAAGTGAGATTTATCATCTAGCTTATCCAAGTTGTCCCGAGTCTTCTCAATCCATTCTCTGGCTTTCTTTTCATTACTCCAACCGTTGGGGCAGAAGTTAACAATATTACCGGTCTCTCTTCCTTCTTTGTCTAGTTCAGGTGCAGCCATAATTCCCATCCATCCGGGAAGAAATACGGTAAGCATTTTAATGATCTCGGCATTCTTCCATAACTCCGCACCTTTCTTCTGACCTTCTACCGAGGATTCCCCGGCACTTCCTCCCATAACAATCGGTGCTACCTTCAAGAAACCTTTCTTAGAACTCGCCTGTGCAGAACGATAAACTTTATCAGCCTTTGGGTGAAGGAAGAACTCATCTAAGAAAATATGCATTGCACGATATGCTTCTAATGCTGTAGGACTATCTACTGTTTCACGAGTTACAATCTTGGAGTCAAGGCCAGATATAGTACCGGTTTTAGTATCTAGTTTACCCATGTGTAAGTAACCAGCTTGTCTTGTAGAAATTACACCAGGTCTGATAAACTCATCTAATCCGTCATACACAACACGGAGTTTGTCTTTGTACATTTCTTCCAAACGAGTTTTATCTGCAGATGTCAGCAGAGATGTAGAACCCGGATGTGTTAATGCAACCCATGTGGGAATAATACCACCGAATGTCAGAGATAGACCGGCCTCGCGTCGCTTAGTAACCATAAGGTCCCAACTTGTTTTTCTTGCATTATCGTAGGCTCCGTAAATAAGGTCATCAAGATCACGCCAAACAGGTTTCATCCTGTAACCAGTCGCGTCTTTAATTGTAGCCTGTGTTAATGCGAAGTAGTGTGGACCAGTAAGACCGTAACGACCCTCCATCCAAAAGTCTCTTTCATTACCCCACCAGATGTCTTTTTCTTTTCTGGTAGCGTTTGGGTTTAGTCCATGTTTCTTGAACCAAACATCGTAATCGAACTTCGGGTGTCTTGCTGCAAGCGATGGTAATATTTCCATGTAGTTTATTTTTTAGGTTTTGTTGAGCCCATTCTGTCAAGGAATGATGATCCGTCGTCTTCCTCTTCGTCTTCGCTAGAACCAAATGCTTCTAACTTGGCTAATTTCATTGATTTGTTGATCTTATCTCCGGCCTGTAATAACTGAAACAAACTCTTAAAATAGTTATCATCAACTAAGTCAAGAGTTCTATCTTTTACTGCTTTGGTAAGATCCTTAGATGCTTCTACAAGAGTCACGTATAAATCCTTTGCAGGATCCAGGTCTTGTATTTTTAACCTGTCCAAGAGATCTTTCTCAGACAGGTTGTTTTCTTTCATGTATTGTTTTATTTTCTCCATGACTTTCTCTTAGATTTTAGATCCTTGAGTAAACGTTTCTGAGCCTCGATTTGCTTTTGACAATTATTGGCTTCGATTTCGTTATTATTTTGAGAATAAAATTCAAACCAGCAGAATAATTTCTCTAGTTTGGTTACTTCGTTATGGATTTGATCTGATAAACTATGCATGCCTTGGTAATTTAGGTTCTTCTAATTTAGGTTCTTCTTTTGGGAAATACTCGTCCCATTTCTCGATCATGTGTTCTAAGTACCACTTGGCCTTAATCAGATCTTCTTTGCCGTTCTTGTCTTCACAACGCCAAATGTATTTGATTATGTTTCCGGTATCTGTGGCTATAACACCTGATTTATTAACTGTTGCTGCTTCGATTGCGTCAATGCATTCAACTTTGCCCCGTTTGTAGTGACTTGGATTAATGTTGTCTTTCATGTTATGATATTTTACCGTTTGAAATTCTTAAATTGTTAACTTTAAATGAACCATCAGATTCCACGATCACAAATGCAAATCCTAAATTCCATTTGGTATAGGCGTATGGTCTGTACTCTGGAGTAAGTTCACATAAACAACCTGTACTGTAACATACTGTTTGCTCACCGTGTAGATTACTTTCGGCATGTTCGGATGTGGTATGGTGATGGCCGATAATTGCAGATGTTTTGGCTTTTGTAAATAAACCTCTTGCCGGATTGACAGGACTGAATGCTCCTCCTTGGTCTTCGTGACCATGTATTACTGTCAATTTACCCAACTTAATCATCTCTCTGTTTACAACCCGTATTCCGAACTCTCCGACTTTAAGTAATGCTTCCAGAGACAAGTCTTCGATATCACTCATCTCTCTAGCGTTTCTTAAAAGATAGTGACGCATTCTTTCCTCATGGTTTCCTAGCTTATAGTATATTGGAGCATCAGGAAATAAATCACGTAGGAACGAGAAGAAGCTTCTACCCATTTCCAACTCCTCGGAAATCCTCGGTCGTTTGGTTTCTTTCAAGAATCTAGAAACATCATAACAATCCAAGATGTCTCCATTTAAAATAATGTGTGTAGCACCATTATCTACACCATACTGTAGTGCAGAAGCCAGTGCCTCATCGTTTTGAAATGGAATGTGGATGTCAGAAAGAATAAGATATTTTCCTTCTCCTAGTTGTAAATGTTCGGGGGCCTCAGAACGAGAAACAATCCCTAATTTCTTAAGACCTTCTTGAATAGAAGAGATAGTGGGTTGTTCAAAGTGACCAGAGTTTTTAGCTGCTTTCCTTGCTCTTTCTCCATTGGCCCCTTTGTAGTAACGAATTGTTGCTCTTGCTGCTTCTTTAGTTGCGAACAACCCCTCTTCTTTAGTGAAGATCAACTCGGCTAACATCTTGTTTGGTAGGTCCGAGTATTTTGCGATGTAGGATTTTACTACATCTTGTTTCAATGAATTCATTTATTTATACATTGGTGAGATGTACAAATATACTGCTTTTATCTGAAAAAGTCAATAGACTTCCTGATGATGTAGTAGAGGAGATAGCCTGTAATATATACGATAAAAATTACCCCTATGTGTTTAAATAAATCTTTTGCGGTCTTTAACCATTCTGGCTCCCGATAAACAACTTTACCGGGTACAGCAACTTTTATTATAAGAGTGTCGTGAATAATTGTGTCAAATGGCTTTACATTGACCCCAAACAGGTTTCCTCGTTTGAATACAATGATACGTTTGGTTTCATAGAAGGTGTCGTGTAAGAAGATAAACGAATCCTTGTACTCGGGGATCCGGATTTTAGTTTCTTTTAGGATTGTGTCTGTAACAATAATTGTGTCTGTCTCAATTAGTTCTGGATACCAATTGGTTAGTTTGTCATAGCGTTTCTTGGCCGTTGGATAGCTTGGTTTACACGCAAGAGACGCAAAAAGAATTGCACCAATGATGAGTGTGAGAATGAATCTAGCGATGTGTTTTGGTTTCATAATGTTTACAAAGATAATGAATTAAAATGAAAAAGGGGACCGAAGTCCCCTCTTGTTAAACTAAGCATGCACCACCAGCACAGGCTTGTTGATCGTTTAGATTTGTGTTGTCGTTTATCTCAACAATCTTAGTTACATCCAACTCGGTAACGTGTTTTAGTAGTTCCTCGTAGGTTTCTTTATCGATTGTTTCAAACGGGGTTTGTTTGTATGAGCCAAGACTCTCAGGTAGGAACGAAAGTCCAGTGTATGAATCTCGATTGTTCCATAACCATTCACCTACTTCTTCCCATTCTGTTGGCTTTAATGTAACTGTTGCAGAAACATTGTGTGTATTTTTACCGTACACGTGACCAGGAGAGATCCAAGTTTCATGTAAGAACTTCACTCTTTCCAAAAAAGAAATGGCGGTCTCAGAACTCCTTGTAATCGCACCAACAGGAGCCTTGATAGGAACACTAACAACAGACTGAATACTAGGATACAATAAATCATCTTCTAGTAATTCAGGATGATAAATAGAAAGATAAGTATAGATTGCCTCATTCTTTCCAATACGCATTCTACGAACATAATACTCATCATGCCAAGCATGTACACCAGAAGAAGTTCCCAATACCATAGAAGATGTACCAGATGGCTTCACGGTGGTGATTCTTGCAGCAGGCATAATACCAAGTACCTCTGCTAAATCTTCATTTAGTTTCTTAGCTACTTTTGCTGCAGCTTGTAAGTCTAAATTCAAAACTTTGCCTGAAGCGATACCTGTCATACCAATACCCAACAACGCTTCTCTCTCAGTAGTTCTTTTCCATTCTGGTCTCAAGTAATGGAAGTCTGTATAAGAAGCCTGTATGGTTCCAATAAACGCTGCCGCCTTGATTCTTTCTTCTAAGTCTTTCTGGTCAACAACATCAGAAGCATTTACTTCTACTAAATTACAGAACTGCATTGAGTTAAGTGATATTTCTCCACAGTTATGAGCAACAACACCCTCAACAACACCCCAGTGGGTATCGTCTTGTAAGTTAAAATCAAACACCTCTACTTCATCTCCATCTTTTATAGATTGAACAATGGGTGCTCTAGCTACTAACAACTCCTTTAAAGCAACCATTTTGTAGTTTTGCACAAAACCTATGTTTTCAAAGAACCATGCGATTTCGTTATATCTTCCGATATTGATGTCGTATGACTCTTTACAAGTATAGTTGCCATTAGAAAACTCAACTAGTTTTTCTTTATTTGTAGTGACGTAAGGATTTAACCCTAAGCCAATAAGAATAGATACTAACTGCTTTGCCAACTCTTTAGAGGTTGTTTTGTATGCGATTCTACTTGTTGTAATAACTGAACCGTTTGCCGAATACATACCTTTCAAGAAAGACTTTCTTTGTTCAATACTAAAGTCTGAGAAGTACTTTGGAAACTTTCTTGTTGGAAGAGGATTAGAGTCCATACCGAGCAAGGAAAGAATTTCATTGTATCCGTTAACATATTTTCTTCCGGTCTCAGAGTATCCAAATATTTCAGCAACATCTAAGTCGTTTTGCCCAAAATAAATCTCCATAGAGCGATGAGTTTCACTATCAAGCCTTCCAGTTGCACCATCTCCTTGAATAAACCCATACTTGACGTACTCGTCTATTGTTTGGTTCGGTAGATAAAGAGGAGTTAGCCTCTTAGATTGTGTGTCTTTAGCTAAGCACTCTGATCCGTCTGGCAGCATAAACCGATGGTCTGGTGTGCACTTTATTTCTTTACCGTTAGATAATTTTAAAACCACCGTTTTCTTTACGCCATTAGACCAAACACTTCCTTCTACAACTTCTCCTTTTGCATTTATAAGAGATACTGGTCCCTCTAAAGATAATTCTCTAAAAGATTTGTATCCGCTTTCAGTCAACAGTCGCATGTCGCCTGTGAAACAAGGATTTGTGCCAAGTTCTAAATCGTTTGTGAAAAAGAATCCAGGTTCTCCACTGTTAGACAGCTCTACCTTCTTCCAAAGGTCTAAGAACTCTGACTTTTCAACACCGTCTCTTAACAATACAACACTATTGTTTGCGCGACCACGTTGTGGGTTTGTTTCGTACCATAAGCCAAACTTACAGGTCAACATTTCTTCATCGTCTTTATCAAACAAGGCAATCATTGCTGATCTTCTGATACCCCCCGATAAAACAGCATCTGCAATATGACAAAGAATATCATGACATTCTAATGACGTAAGTTTTTCTCCGTCTTTCTTTCTTTCAAAGATTGCTTCAATATGAGCCAAGCAGATACGCAATGGTTCTGGTCCTGGAGCAACACCTCCCGATGTAATTAAACGTTCACCTTTGGCTCTGATTGATCTAAAATCGAACAACGGTCTCCAAGAACTTAATCCCAAGTAAGACTTTACCAACACCTTTACAGCATCAGCCCATCCTTCGATGTTGTCAGATACTAGATATTTCTTAGTTCTAATTGCTCTTTGAATAGTGGGTAACTTCTCGATGTGGTGTTTCTGAATAGAATATCCAACACCGGTTCCAGATAATAACAAGAACATTGTTTCGTTGAATGCTCTGTAGTCATCTATTGCTAAATAAGAACAGTTGTATTGACGAACTGGATTAACTTCGATAGGTAGTCCACCAAACTGTAGAGATCTCATCGAAGGAAGTACTTTTCTTTCAAATACAAATCGATACGTGTCCCTGATTGCGCCCTCTAATTTAGGGAACTTTCGAATATGCATTTCCATATTTCGAGTTACTAACTCTTCCCAAGTTTCTCTTCTGTTTTTTTCTGGAAGAAATTTGGCGTACTTGGTCCACACCGTAATGTCTGAGAGTATTTTATGAGTCGATTCCATTGTTCTGATTAAAACTTCTTTCCGTGTTTGTGCCCGCGTGTAGAGTTGTAGTGCATCTTTAATTTAATGTGTCTCTCTAAGTCAATTCCCAATCCTCCAGCTAGATCTGCAAGACGAATAAGAGTGTCTGCAATCTCGTCTTCGAATGTGTTCTTCACTTCTTTCTCGAATGTTTCTTTCCACTGACCCGGGTTGAAGTTAAACTCATCATCTCCTACAGCGAGCTCCAAGTCGTGATAAAGGTCTTTTACTACATGGACCGGTGCGTACTGATCTTTTCTCAATGCTTCCAATGCTTCAGATAATTCGCTGACAATAAGCATGAGCATCTCTGGTTTGTTACGCTCTTCTTCCCAAAAGCCGTTAGCGGCTGCCATTTTGTGTGATTTTTTCACTAATTCTTTAATTTTCATAATGTATTTAAAATAATGTTAATTGTGTTGGTTCAAGTTCGTTTATGATTTCGTTACAGCTGGATATAAAGTATTGATAGTCAATCTTATAATCTTCAATAGGCTTGTCTTTAAATACATTAAAGACCTGAGTAGCCCAACCAGATAGTAACTCAATATTTCTTCCATCTCCACAAACTTTAACAGCGGTCCCTCCGGAAGAAGTTGTAGGATAGTAGCGAAGTATTTTACCAAAGTCTTCATAATGAAATACAGTGTCATCTCCCACTTTTTTAGTAGTGTTGTATCTTGCATGCCATCCTTTAGTGGCCTTGTATCTACCGCAGAAATCATAAATATTTGTATTGTTTTTAAGTGTTTGCTCTACAGGAATGCCCTTCACAAAGTAGGCTTCTAATGCTTTAGGTATAGCCATGAAGCTGTTGTTCTGATGCCATTCGCGAGAGGTTACAAATTTACCTTTTTTCTTGCACTTATCCAAATCTTTATACACAGCAATATAGTTGTTCACGTCTGCTATAATCATCTTCTCGTAGTACGCGTATTCAAGAATCAACTTGGTACGCTGCATGAATTTTTCCGAAATTTGCATGCACTTATTTTCTGAACTCTTTGGTATTCTGATAGTTAGACCATCGGTGTTGATTTGTAGTAATTCACAACCCGGAAGAAAATCCATAAATGCTTCAGCCAACATAGCTAATAACAACTGACCGTTTACTGTGATTTTGTAGAAATAATATCTGTCGTGGAATGGGCTTGTTTCTTCTCCTGTTTTACCAAAGACTCCATTAAGTGCTAATTTTAATCCGGCTTGTTCATCGTCTTTACCTTCCTTTTGTTTCTGTACGCGCTCATCGAAGATCATTTTGTATGTGTCAATGAATACGTCCTTAGGTATGTGACCTGGATGAAATCCGTTTTGAATTGCTAGGTTGGGGTAATAACTCTTTACGTCAATGTCGATAATCATTTTGTCTTCACTGGTGTCATATATTCCCGATGGTACACAACCGTGTATTCCTCCTTCACCAAAATCAATTTGAAATCCTTTATATCTTACGCTTTGTTTGAATCTGACACCCCCACCAATTATGGTATTCTTGACATCAAACAGAAGTTTCTTAAACTCTGCAGAATTATATTTAATGTAAGGTAGAACACAATGGTCCAGTCTTATCTTTTTATGATGTACTACTTTCTCTTTTAGTTCCTTTCTTCCCAAACCAGAAGTCTTCTTGATATAGTGCAAAAAGATCTCTTCTCCGATAGCTACGTCAGACTTGTTTGTGAAATCCTTTCTGTATGTCTTGGAGAATACTTCGCGCACCTTCAAAGCCTTTTGATTTAAGTCGTAGAATCTTCTGGTTGACAACACATCGTTAAGGTTGTACTCCAGAACTAAATCGATTTCTGAGGCATCTACGTGACGATCGTGACTGAAGGGTATGTCTTGTACGTTATGCCAATAGATAGAGCATTGTAGGGCTTTTAATGACGTAGAACGAGCCTTGTTGTTGAAGTGATTCAGTAGGAATAAATCGATCTGAGGATGTAGTCGTTTAATATATATTGGCTCATCCGAATTCAACATGCGTTGCACAAAGCGGTGAATGTCTCTACAAATATCGGGGGGACTCAGAACCGAAAGCCTCTTACGTTCATTAAACATATAAGCCAGTACGACAGAGTCAAATCGTTCGTTATTAAATCCTACTTGTTCTAATGGCTCTAGAAGATATTCCATCAGCGCATCGAAATCATTTCTGCTTTCATGAATTACAAATACGTTAACAACACCGTCTTTATCGATATCTGTATATGTGAATAGATTCACCAATGTTTCGATGTCGTAAACAACTGTTTTGATTTTGTCGGTCTTGTACATCATGGCTTATTTATTAGTTTATCATACTTACTTATTACAAAATAGAAATCTGTTACGACTAAAACAGATCCGTCAGGTTGATTGATCTTCTTGTAGTAGATCTTTAACGCTTCGTCGTACATCCATCCAATACTTGTGTACGTAATTGGTCCGTACAAATCTTCAATCTTGATATAATCAAACCCCTCTGTTATTACTGTTATGTCAGGGTTGCTCTTCATGTACGGTCTGGCTAGGTTAAGATGTAGAGGACTAAGTTCTATCTTCTCTACGATGTGTTCTTGTCTTACAAGTTTAGTTGTTCTCCACAACTTACTTAAAAGTGCGTTACTCATATTGTGCTTATAATAGGGTCGATTGTCTAAATATTACATCTACTAAGTTATCAAATTCTCCGGTTTCAGAATATCTTCCTGTGGTGGGATCAAAGTAGTATTCGGTAGATCCTAACTTACCACGGAAGTGATACTTTACTTTCTGAACGTAGAGTTGAATGGGTGCTTCTCCGTACTCAGCGTTAAACTTCCTGTGAAGTGCTACACCTACGTCTGTGGCATTAAAGAAGTGAGAAGACTGTGCTATGTCATAAAGAGTTGGTATCTTGTATTCTCCGTTGTGCTTTTCCATCTTACGAGGATGTGCAATCAGTGTAACGTTTATGTTGTGACGCACCGCGAACTTTTTTAAGGTTCTGAGTAACTCCCCTATGTTTTCATGTTGGGTTTCTTTTGTTCCGTCTAGTTCCAGATAGTTGAAAGGATCCAAACAAAGACAATCGATACCGTATCTTTTGATCATGGTTTTAGCCAAGTCTAAGATGTGGCTAATCTTGAAGTTCTCCATCTCCTGTATGTTAAAGAAGTAGAAGTGTTTTTGAATAAATCCTAAAGCCATGTCTCTGAGATCAGAGTTGATACTACCCATCGGTCTTCCCAAGAACTGCTCAACCATACGCGTAATCTTTAAACTTGGCTCATTCTCTGGAGAGAAGACCGCTATCTTCCAGTTACCGGTTATAGCCAGCCTGAGATAGACGTAATCAATCCAAGTACTTTTACCCGCACCGGGCACTGCTGTGATCGTAACCAACTCTCCTCTATTCCAAGTAATTAGTTTATCTGTCTCAGACAATCCAATAGTGTCTCCAACAGGATAACCTTCTTCAAAATAGTTAGCAATTGTCTCTACGAAATCTGAAACCTCTGCTATCTCTTTGATAGGTAAAGGTTTAGCGTTATCAAATAACTCAGCAACTGCTTGTTCTCCATGTGCTTTAAGTACGTCATTGGAATCCTTACATCCTTCGGGAAACTCAACGATATAAACCTGATCGGCTTCAAACCTTCTAGCCAGATCTTCTCTTAGTTTCTTACCGGGTTCGTCATTGTCTGTAGCTAAAACAATCTTCTTGTTCTCGAAGTATGTGTAGGTTGTATCCAACCATTCTAAATTATTGTTGGTTTTACTGGCTCCATTAGGACAACTCACAGCGTAAGGATGTCCACACTGATGCCAAACCATCGCTTCTTCTTCTCCTTCGCAGATAATAACTACGTCAGAGTCTTTAATTGAATTAAGGTTATAGGGTATCTTTCTTGCACCCGTAACCATTTTAAACTTCTTATCTGAAGTCTTGAATTTTATATTGACCAATCGGTCATCCTGGTAATAGTTGAAACAAATAACCTTGTAGTATTTGCCATCTTGTGGCATCAACTCGTTTCCTTGAGTTACCCGGAAGTGCTCGACTGTGTCAAGACTGATCCCCCGGGACTCAAAGTATTTGCCTACTTTACCATCAGGGCCCTCGTTACGTGGTTCTGGTACGTTATATTGTTTCGCAGCAGCAGAACCGTGCCAATCACAGTGATGACACTTATACAATCCTGTGTCTATGTTTACAGACAACGAAGGATCGCCTTGCTTTTTCCTAGTGTGTGCACACTTAGGACAAGTAGTTTTGATTAAGCCAGAGAAGTGGTTCTTAAGGTCAATCTGTAATGCTTTTAGTTCTGAATAGTAACTCATCTTAATTATTAATTATAAATGCGGGCTTTCTTTTCCCATTCTCTAAACTGCTTTGTGGCAGCCTTCCAATTCTTCATTTTATTCTTCCCAACCATCCAACCTTTTGATTCATAGAAACTTACAAACTGATCAGCGTATTTATCCGGATGACTATAGCCTTGTTCTTTAAGATAGATTGCTACTTCCTTAACTCCCGGAGGAACAAACTTCTTGGTTCTCTTTTTCATTTCAGTAACTAGCTCTACAAGTTTGGCTTTATCCTCTGCAGGAATGTTAAACCTGTAAACAATTTTGCTTATATGAATTAATAATTCTTCCATCTTATTTATATATGTCGTTGGTGATTATCTTTTTAATTGTGGTTTGATTGAACTGACCGCCTTTCTTTCCCTTGATTCCTTCAGAGTTAAGTGCGTTTGCGATTGCGAAGTATGACTTACCGGAAGATCTCATGTCAAATATACGCTTCACAATAACCATCTCCCCGGTGTCAGGAACAAGGTCGTCTCCTTGCTTGTTAAATCCTAGCGGTGTTGGTCCACAATAGACTTTCTTCTTATCCTTGAGATGACCCATTACAGATGTAATTAAGTCAGAACGTTGATTAGATTCAAACTCTGCAAAGGCCGCTACCATCTGCATCATCAACTTACCATGAGAGGTTGACGTATCTGCTTGAAAGTCTTGAGTATAGAAAGATACTCCGTTCTTCTCAAGGTATTCTATCCATTTAAGAGTGTCTTTTAAGTTACGACCGAAACGAGAAAGAGAGTAGACAACAACAACATCTATCTCTTTATTCTTCGCCAAATCCATCATCTTCATGAAGTTTTGGCGGTTTTCAAACTTACGCCCTGAGATACCGGCATCACTCAAACGAGCCACGATATCGTACTCATTGTATTTACAAAACGCATCTAACTTTTCAGACTGGTTTTCAAGAGAGGATCCGTCCTCTACTTGGTTTGTATGTGATACTCTTGTGTATATTGCTGCTCTCTTTTTCATTTACTTAAACTTAAAAGTGTATTGTTGGGAGACATGATTTATAAAACCAATCCAATATTAACAAAAAGCCTCCATGAGTTATGATAAGCATTAAGATTGCAATAACATCCAATATCCTGGATTCTCTTTCGTATTGTGCTTTTGGTTTTCTTTTTAGTCCCCGTGTTGCTCTGGCTTCGTCTTGAATTTGTAATTCATCAAACTCGTCCATTGTGAAACACATTTTCTTTGTTCTTACAACAGTGTAAGGTTGTGTGTAAGGTGAACCAAATGTTTCCCATTTTGTTCTCCAGTTGTTAATCTTCATTTTTAAATTCTTCATTTGTGTTTTTTTGGAGTATGAGGCCCCGTTAAGTTTTGATGACCCCGGTTAGAATAAAGAAGTCGTAAATCTCGCCTTCTATTTTGTCATGTATGATTCTGATTGCAGAACCCGGTGTGAGTATAACTTCTTCGAAACCAAGAATGTAACCTCCTTCTTTGAGTTCAAACAGTTGGCAATCTGCTTCTACACAACCAAGGAAGTCACATGTTTCTTGAATATTGTGACCGTCGAAATAATGTAGTCTATTCATTTATCTTGTTTTCAATTATGTCGTACAAATTATCAATGTTATCCTCAAGATGTTGGAGCCTAACCTCTGCATCAACAACTCTGTCGAAATTTTGGTGGGGGTCTCCGATCGGAATAATCCTGATATTAGCCCTCTGAGTAACATTAACACTATAATGATTAAGACCATCATAGTAAGAGGTACGATAAAATGTATGATTTGACATAATAAATAACGTAATTGAGAAACAAAGTTAACTATTATTTTCCGGTTCTACAATCCCTTCTTCAACAATTTCTGGATTTTCTTTTAAGTACCTTTGCCTGGCTACAATTAAAACAATCAGTTTTCTTTCTCTGAAGGATAACGTAGATTTGTTATCCAAGATCTTTTCGTACTCTCCGTCAAGTGTTGCATCCGGTCCAAGCTTTTCAGCAATTGAACGCATGGTTAATGTGATTTGTTTATCTGTCATAAATTTACAATGGGAATAATCATTCTAAGTGTGTGCTCAAATGGATTGCCTTCGATGTTGTAAACCAATCTATACATTTCCCAAGCAATATTTTGAATCTCAACCTGTGCGTGTTCTGATCCTCTGAGTTTCAAGAAGTTAGCAAAACTACGCATATTAAATTGAACATCAGCTGTAATCTGTGAGTTATACGTCTTAAAGAATCGAGCAGACTCTTTTGCACGTTTACGCCCAAGGATAGGGGTAAGTTCTTCAAGGCATTTATGGTACAATTTATCTGCTCTCTTAGTATGAGTAAATAAAATATGTGACCATTCGTCTTCAACTTCTGAGGTTTTAATACCATTCCAGTCTTCAGGTATATAAAACTTATCTTCCTTCAACTCTTTGTAACGAGCTGACTCTGCATTGATACTTGCTATACGATGTTTTAAAAGATGAATATGCGACGCGATGTCACACGTAACCAAGAAGTGAACGCTACCTTTCTCAAATGGAGTTTCGTGTCCTTCTGTCCACAACATCTCAATTAATTTTGGAATGCGTGCTTTCTTTTCTTCTGTAAGCTCTCTGTTTGTAGAAGTCCAAGCCGATTGGGCAATCACCCTATCCGACCCATAAAATCCTATAAGTTCTACTGTGTTCTTCATGATAAAAGAGGTTTTGCGGTTTCAATTAAATCACGGAAATTTTCTAAAAATTCATCTCGGATTTCTTCAGATTGGAAGGAAAGGAAAGTAGCAGTATAATACTGCGTACCAGTTACTAAAATATCTCCTTCAAATCTTAAAACATACTTATCTTGATAACGATTATCCCAATTCGGCTTCCACCCATTGCGATAAACCTCACGAAGTTGTGATAGTTGAGCCATTGCAATTGATGCTTCGGCAAGTTCTTTTGTGGCGAATGTGTTTTTATTATGTTCAAGTGTAGTGCAAACAGCTTCTCTAATAAAACTATCAGTTCCAACATAATACCCTTTAACCCTCTCCAACTCTTTCCACGTTTTCGGTAATGGCTTTTTGATTTCCTGAATTACAATTTTAACATCATTCTCTTTCAAGATGCTTTGCTCCAAGTCGACTTCGTGACCTGCTGGAATTTCAATGTTTAGTATTTTCATAATGAATATTTTTCTTTAAACTTGTGTAAACCTACAAATTTCTCAACAATGGTTCCGTATCCGGGGTATAGTACGTCTTTTTCGTAACGAACTAACTCTTTTCTACCATTTGTGAAGGTGTGTGTAAAACCCTTATCGTGTAGCAACAACTGATCGTTGGGACTGATGTGTTCACACATCAGCAATGTGTCAAGTAAATGCTTGGATTTCGGAAAATTGTCGAGTTGGAACTCTGTTTCTAACAAGCCAACAGTCCAAGTACCTTTGTCGTCTGTAATCATAACGCAAAGATTATCAATCTGTTTACTAAAATAAGTGAAAGGTTCTCCTCCACTTTGTTCGGATGTGATGTCGTGTCTATCAAACTGATAAACGTCGACAATGTTTAAAATGATGTCTAAGTTCATGACTTTGGATATAGGTGTGATTTTAATTCTTTTCTGATGTGTATTTGAAATTCGTTGTAGTTTAATTCTTGATCTGGCTTAACTGTTTTAACAGTCTGAAAGTACTTAGGGGCCGAACTCGACCCCTTTTCCTCGCCCGGTAACCAGCCGGACTTATTAACCAATGAAAACAATGTGTGCAATTTAAGCATTTTATTTTGATTTATTTGAAACTTTTGATAAGTTCGACGTATCCTCCCGCAGAAGCATATCTCCCGTCTATGTTTTTAAGATATCTGTTTTGAATGTGGGTGTAACATTTTATATTGTCTCTATAAGAATGGTAGGTTGCGTGATCGTTCAACTCTCCTTTTACGTATTTGCATTTGTGGTATTTGATTCCTGCTAGATTTTTATTCTCTTTACAAACTTTGGATTGGTAATGAGATGACTCGATTTTAAACTGAGCAAGTGCAACACCGGGTAGAACACACCCTTCTTTGACTAACTCTCGAAGAATTGCGCTGTCGTTTAATGCAACGTCTGATTTGTCGATGATGAGTGTGTCGCGTGTCATAACCTGGATGATTGATCTTGGTCGTGTTAAACTTGTATACAAAGTTAATGACAATAAAATATTTAATGTCACACTAATGTAAATTAATTTCTTTAACCTCATGATGGGTTTTATCTTTCGGATCTGAGACCCCTGAAAGATTTGTAAGTCTTTGTCTATCAGTAACATAGTGTTTTTAATAAAGTGATAAATCTGTTTCTTCTTTTTCGATCTCTACCTTAAGTCGTTTAACTAACTCGACTTCAAACTGAAACTTAGTACCATCTTTCCATTGGTGGAAGTTTCTGATCTGGTAATACATTGTGGCCGGTGAAATCTTTAGGATGGGATAAATATCCAAGGGATGAATACCACCAAAGTACATGAGGTAGATGATTACATTTCTAACTCTTCTACCATCTCTGGTGGATTTCAACTCCTTGAATTCTAACCCTGTGTAGTTAAGAGCCACATCTAATATTCTACTACGTCTTAAGTAGAACATGTTCTTCTTGAAATTTATTTTATGTGGAACTTTCTGGGTATTCATGTTGGGAACTTTTAGAATGGTTTGTTTGATCTGATTATTTATTACCGGACCCTCGAGCATTAAGGATCGAAATCTGTCTTAAATAAACTTCATCAGGGAGAACAGCAGAAGGATCACCTCCATGAATCATCATAGTGTGATATCCTGATATCTGAAGCATCGATACAGGTCCAATGGTTTCTTCGCCACCGGGTAACGCATAACGCATACCTGCAAATACAAGACGTTCAATGTGAGTTTTGGCATCGCTGATAACCACATAGAAACATTTGTCTTCAAGCATAGTTACTCCTGGTCTAAGACGAGTACTAGCATCTTCTTTTTCTTTGTCCCAATTAAATCGATCATTTGGAAACTTTGTAATTTCAACATCGGATTTGTACATCCGTTGGTTTGAATTGGAATGAACTAATGTAAATTTCATAATTAAATATATTTAGAATGGTTTGTTTGATACATCGAATCTTGTCATGTCTTCAAGATAGTCTTCGAGTTTTTGATTAATGTATTCACAGATCAGGTCTTCAGCATAATCAAAGAAAGACTCAAGGATCATTTGTTTGTCAAGTTGTGTAATTGTTTTTAATTCATCACCTTGACCAATGGCTTTCATTCTTGCGTCGATGTCTTTGTCTGTCCACTGTAAGCAAGTAGGAAATACGTATCCCTTTTCTTTTAGTTTGCTGATTAATGTTTCGGTTTTCATAACGTACCTCCGTATACTTTTCTAGTTAAAACTACTTCTTCGATGACATCGTATCGTGTCTCATCTCGTACATATTCTTCTTCTTCTGCACACAATAATGCGTGATCCATTTCTTCATCGTATACACATGGGTTGTCGAGAAGATAGTCTGCTATCTCATCTAATACCATAGGGCCACCGTTGACTTCGGGGTATGGAATTTCTACTACTGCTGTTTTAGTGTAATGTCTTGTGGTTGTTATTTTAATTGTGTTCATTTGTAAATTTGATTAGGTTAATGATTAATGTTCAAAGATAAGGATTGATTTCTGACCTTTACCTAGTATCCCACTACATAAGCCACACTTATTACATGATGACTTATATCCCATTTCTTTGGAAGCAGGACAACTAATGATGTCAGAAGTTTTGGGGGTGTCAGAACCCCCCACTAAAAATGATCTGTACTCTGGAGCCAACTCATCAGTAGAGTGAACACTCGCCATAAAGTAATTCAAATACTCTGGCTTCTTTCTAAACTGATGTGTATAACCGGTCCACGACTTAGCTCTACTACAAATCAATTTAACGAGTGCATAACTCAATAACGATGGCTCCCCATACGAACCAAAACGAACAAATCTTCCCTCACACATTTTGAGGATGTCAACATACATTCTCCAGTTGTGATCCGGAATGTCGTCAAACGTGTTGTACGTCTTACCAATAGAGCGAAGCTGACTGAGAAACCCACTGTATTGGATGTAACTATGGGTATAACAGCCACCGTTTGCTCTCGATGACATCGGACAATCCATACACACTGGCTCATCATGAGAGAAGAATTCTTTCTGAGTAGTCTTCCGTTGTGCGACCTCGAACTGACCGCGTGAGTAGTGCCAGGTTTGTACAACACGTTCTCCATTAGAGATTTTCGAATTGGTTGTCTTTGATAGACCGATCACTGTCAGTACATCTCCCTGTTTGAATACAATTCTTCTTCTCATGTTCTTGGATTTCTTGTTTTAGATTTTCAATTTCGTTCTTTAATTCTTCGTTCTCAGTCTTGAGATTGTGAATCATTTTGATAATTTCTTCTGGTAGTTGCATGGTTTATTGATTTTCAATTCTTTGTTTCTTTATTAGTTCCGAGTAGGCTTGATCCATTTCAAACCAATAGTCATGACCTTGTTTTGTTTTTATCCAAACGAAAGAACCCATTATATAATGTGGGTCATTAACATCCGACTCACCATCGGTGTACGTCTCTACTGGCTTTCTTCCTTGAGCCTCACATTCTTCAACGAACTTATCGAACAATCCTTCTTCGATAGATTCAAGGTTCTGTTTTAGTTTTTCTAGGTTAGTCATTTTATTAAAGGTTTATATCTCTTTGATAGTCGTATTGGTCGTGATGTAATTGTTCTCTTTCTAGTTGAAGGAATGCTTCGAACTCTTTGATAACGTCTTCATCTCTTGGTTCAACTTCTACGTGGTACTTAATCACGTACTTATCGTCTCGTTTGTCAATGGATCCCATGTACAATATCTGATCGACAGTGTACTCAAACCAGTATCCGGGTTGGTGTGTTAGTTTATAGAATTTCATAGAATTTCATATTTTATAACTCTCTTAAAAAATCAATTATGTTATGTAAATGATTTAGTTGTTTCTGATACGCCTCAATAGATTCCTTGTCGTCTACAATATTGAGATTTAGTTTTAACTCATCGTATGCGTCAACAAGTGCGTCGTATTCATCAATAACGCCTTCGACAATTTCAGTAACAAAACAACGTTGCTTCTCTGCTTGCCATCTAAGAGCAGGTAAACATGTCATGTAAACTTCCTCGTTAGGAAAGACAGCCACTAACTCTGAGTGACTGCCTGCGATTGATTGAAAATATACTTTGATCATGGTTTAATTTTTGTCGGGGGTTTCAGAATCTTCTTCTTCTCCATATAAGATAGAACTTATCTCATCAGAACTATAAGTAATAGATGTATCTTCATAATCAACAGCAACTATATCGTCATACTCTAAACGATCTCTAAACTCATATTCGTCTTCGTACTCCTGAAGATACTCATGGATGAGACAATCTTCTCGTGTCTTGAATAATTTAGCATTGGTATATCCACCACGTGCATCACATCCCTGATGTATCTGCAAAAGTAGGTATTGTTCTCCGAATATTTCTAACCATTCACCCTGTAGGATCTGAGATAGGTCCGAATCTCCATTATATGTGTTGAATACACGTCCCCATACTATCTCGTGATTGTCTTCTAGGAATTCTTGCTGTGCTTTAGATATACCGCAATGCTCGCTGTCCCAATCCTCACAAGGCATTGAGTTGAATTGATCGCATAGATCGTCGAGTTCCAAGCCACTCAAGTAGTGAAACACGGATACTCTTCGGTCCATCCATTTGCCGTTTTTGTGCAGAATGTACTCTTCTTCTGGCTCGTTTTCGAAGTCCTGAATTGATTTCTTTTGATTGCGCTCCCAATGGCGACCATAAATGCCACCGCTGTCACAGATATGAGCACCGGTTGATTCTGTGAGCATTTGATAAATAAGTTCTTTTGTTTTCATGATTTTATTTTTAGTTGGTTTTAATCTTGAAATTCTGTGTAATAAATGTATCCTGTTTGAAAAGCGATAAACAATAAGTCTTCGTCGCTTTCTTCACCGTTTTTGACTCTGTCTATTGCTTTTTTGAAATTATCACGTTCCCATTCTTCTTCGATTGGACAGTTCTCATCAACGTTGTGTAAAATACTGTATTGAAGTAGTCGACATTGAGACAAGGTTGCTTCAAGAGTTGAGGTGTAAAATTCCCCGTCTTGCCAAACCCATCCCGAAGTTATTGGGTCTCCGGTTATACTACATGTTCTCATATCATGTTAATTTCTTCAACGTAAAATCTTTCAGCTTCGTAACCAAGTTCACCGAGCTTGTTTGCTATCGTATTAATCAACTCATCCTCATTCTCGAAATCAATTTGGTATTCGTTCTGTGATACAGCTTGAACAGCAACATTCATATTGCTTTCCAGTTTTTGACGTTCCTCATGTGATGCAGTCAAAGGTACTTCCACCTTTAATAAACCAACGTGTTCATAATCCCCGTCTAATAGTTGAAATATTTTCATAGTTTTTAATTTTCGGTAGTTTTATTTAATATTTTCTAAAGGATAGGCGTTGAAAATTGATTGTTTATTTAATTCAAAATCGTAAAATTCCAACATATCAATTTCAGCATGTTCCGATGCTGCTTCTAATGCTGCTTGAACATGAAGTTTAGCAAACTCAATCATTATATGTTCAACATCTCTCTGATCCATGCTTTCTAGATTTTCATACATGAATTCTTCTGCTGTTGGTATTTTATTTTCTTTGTTCATGACTTATTATTTATGGTCGATATGACTTAGACACATTATGTACCAATTTAAAAATTGATTGATTGCCTCTACTACTGCTTCTTTTTTGGAACCTCTCTTGATAGAACCTAACTCCATACTTGTTTTTCCATAGGTTTGTTCAATTACACAAGTATTTTTTCCAATCAAAACAACTATATCCATGTCCTCAATGGCTTCAACTACTTCCATGATCCAGGTCCAATCGGAATGGTACTGCATGGATTCAAGCGTACCTGCTTTTTTCAGGTCCTGTTCCAAAACTTCTGGCTCTGTTGTACAAAATAACGCACAGCGTCTGTTGTACTCTAAAATTTCTTGTTGTGTCATTTGTTACCTCCTTGTAAATAATTTTTAATTCTTTGTATCCATTTAAAATAATCTTGGGCGTGTTGATTATCTCCGTGAGTTTCTTTCACTTTTGCTTCAAAATCTAATAAACTACCTTGAAAACATCCACATACTATTTGCTCGTGTTCATCGGTAAAATAATAAGTTGAATTAGAATGTCGGCTACCAATTTTACGGGATGTAATCCTTTCTGGGTTTGTCTTAAAACCACTGCAAGAACGGCAATAACTGCAATAACTGCAATCACTGCAATAACTGCAATCACTGCAAGAACTGCAATCACTGCAATCACTGCAAGAACGGCAAGAACGGCAAGAACTGCAATAACTGCAATTTATACAGTTAGTACAATTAATTAGTGTATCTGCATACTTTTCCGCTTGTTCTTTTGTGTAAATTAATGAATCCCATTTATTTGTTTCAATCACCCAATATCCATCGAGTAATTGTGCTTGTTTCTTGTTGCTCATTTGTTATCTCCTTTTAGTTTAAGTATTTTTTAATTTCTTCGATTACTTCCCACAATGTGTTGAAAGCATAAATGTCTTGATTGATTTTCATTAGGTAATTGTCTTCGCCTTCTTCATAACCAAATGGAAGGTAAAGCACGAACCGGAAGTCGTTGTCGATGAGTGTGCAGTACAACGAAGGTCTGCCGTCGTTTACATAAGTGACGTTGTCGACCTCGATAGAAAATTCGTATTCGAGAATTGATGACACAAGTTCTACGTTTTGTTTCCAATAGAACTCTTTAATTTCAGGATAGTTCATAATTTTTTGTTTTCCAAATGATTAAATGTTTGCCACCACGAGGACCATAATGAATATGTTCGTATCGTTGTAGTTTCTCGTTAAAGTAGAGTTCACCTTGAACCCAAAACATCTGTCCTTTAAAATAATAATCAAAGTACCCACTTCGTAGGTTCATTGATTCGCCATTAATAAGTTTAGCCATAGGTTTTATATTTTAGTGGGGGTCTCAGAACCCAATGTCATTAGTCCAAACATCTCCCAATTCATCAAAACGTTTAATAGAAAGTAAATACTTACTCTTATCATAGTAAGGAATCTTAAAGGGAACAACATTAACATACTTCATCTCAGATCTCTTGAGTGCATTATACCGGATGATATCCGCTTGTCTCCTGGTCTCACACTGAATGATGAGTTTGTTTATCTTACCCTCAGCACATCCCCAACCAGACATAAATCTATCTGTCATAGTAACGTACCAATAGTCTTGCTGAACTTTTTCTATTGCGGACTCAGGACATGATTCAGAATTACAAATCATTTCTACGGCTCCCGAGTAATTAGGTGCATACACTGAGATAGTCTTTCTACCTTTGTCGTGTTTGACTGTTACTGAATACTTTTTTGAATTGTACATGATTTTATTTAAGTGTTGTTAAATATGCTATGTGTGCTCTTATTACTGCTTCTATTTGCTTAAATTCTGGTGTGTTACGTGGGGTTTCAATCACCTCATCTGAATTTAAAAACGCTTCCCATTCTTCGATTGTTTTTACTTTACAACCTATTTTAATTTTGCCGTCAATTATTCCGTGAGACCATTTGCAATACATTGGTAATATTGCACTTCTTAGGTTTGCACCGCTTAGGTTTGCATCGCTTAGGTTTGCATCGCTTAGGTTTGCACTTCTTAGGTCTGCACTTCTTAGGTTTGCACCGCTTAGGTTTGCATCGCTTAGGTTTGCATCGCTTAGGTTTGCATCGCTTAGGTTTGCATCGCTTAGGTTTGCACTTCTTAGGTCTGCACTTCTTAGGTTTGCACCGCTTAGGTTTGCATCGCTTAGGTTTGCATCGCTTAGGTTTGCACTTCTTAGGTTTGCATAGATTAGGTCTGCTCCGATTAGGTTTGCACCGCTTAAGATTGCGTCGATTAGGTCTGCACCTCTTAGGTTGGCTCCGCTTAGCTTTGCATCGCTTAGGTTTGCACCGCTTAGGTCTGCACGTTGCCCACCTTCTTCTTCTTCATTTAACCACATGTTATGCAGTTTTAAAATTTCGTCAAGTTTTAGTTTTTCCATGATTTAAAAAGCTAAGTGTGAATAAACATTATTGAGTTGTTCCATATCTTTTTTGTGCCAGTGGGTTATTGTTTGAATACCGTCCTCTAGGGCTTCTTCTAATGAGAAAAATCCAGAACAATTATCTAAGCATTCGTTGGTTGTGTTGTCAAAGATATCAACGCGGTAAACCTCCCCGTTAAGATAGGCTGTGTATTCTTCGAGTACGTATTCAATAGAACTGTCAACATCACCGTAGTCGTTCGGATCATTAACACAAGCGAATCCGACTTGTCCGCTATCCCAACGGTCACCGAAAGGTTTAGTACTTAGAGTCACACCTGAATGATCATACATATACACAGGTACGACGTAGTTAAAATCTCGGTGTAGGTCTTCAACAAGTTCGCCCCAAGAATTATAATTTTCTTTGAAATAGTCTTTACAATTACCTAAGTTGTAACGTTTATGAAACATTACAAACTTGATGTCTGAATCCTCGATTGGATTGAACGGATAATGGTCAATGTTCGCTTCAACGCGGTAATGACCGATAGTTTCGTGTAACATAATTTTATTTTAATTTTTAGCGGGGGTCTCAGAACCCACCATGTTTAAACATTTCATCAAATAACTCATTAGGTAACTGATACCCATAGTGTAAAGTACTATGATAAAAGAACGGTCTATAATCTCCTTGCTCATCCATCATATCATCTGTCTCATAAAAGTCAGAGGTAAAAGCCACACGTTCGTCGGGGAACACTACGACTACAAAATCTTCATCCCCATAAATAGGGTGTTCATAGAACTCAACACGTTGACCCATTTCGTTGGTCATTTCGTCATAAAGAGTTAGATTGTGATCCATCAATTTATGAAAGTATTTTTCTGCGGGTGACATTACTTTAATATTCAATTACTTCTGTGATGTAGTCTACGCATTTTTCTGCTAAAAATACTGTATAATTACCATTTTGATGAAAGGTTATGTAGTTCCTATCTACACAATACTTGTAAAACTGTCTATCGTTATGAATACAATGTTCTGTCTTATAATATATGATATCGACTGGTTCGTTTGTATTTATATTTTCAATTCCAGAACAATGTTGACCTGTATATTTAATCAGTACTATAGAGCCTGTCTTTAATTTGTCGTAGTCGATTTCTTTTTTCTTTTCGCCAAAGATTTTAGTAAGTACTGGCTTTTGATCTGATGTTGCTGCTGCGAACATTGTGTCAATTTCATCTTCGGTAAAAGTTATCTCTTGTTCGTTGTTCATTCTGACTAGGTAGTTTGTTTTGATTTTCCTTTTCCATCCAACACATGCTACATTATGTATCTCTAATACATCTGTAATTGGTACTGTTAATTTGTATCCCATAGTTTTTTCTGTTTGTTTTTCTGCTTTAATTCCACAATACTCTAAAAAGGTGTCTTGGTTCCACTCGTCAAAGGCTGTTCTACCATAGAAATTTTTTGAATCAAGACTAACATTGGAAACTAAGCCAACTTCTTCACCTACATTATTTACCAAGTATGGTGTATACACGAAGTTAGTAATTTGATGCACTCTTAATCCGTTTTCTTCTAAAGTTGGTCTGATTGCTTCGAACTGCTCTTCCGTGCACTTCATAGCGATTGGTTTGATGTTTTTCATAATCGTTTATTTTAATTATTTATTTTGATTACTTATCGTATTTACTTATGGTCATTATTGCGAACGCGATGAGTGTGCCAAAAACAAAAAAGATTGTTGTTGGGCCTGCTTGAATTAGTTGCTTGAAAGTTGCGTCACTAAACAAGGACACAAAAAAAACAAAAACAGCGATTACAATTGCAACCGCTAAAACCGATAACACAGCCATAGAAACGACTGTGAATGTGTGAAGAATAGTTTTATACATAATTTTTAATGTTTAAGCTAAAAGCCATTGTTGATAAATATAGTCATAAGGTACATTGATTACTTCTGACAGTCTTTTGAATAGTCGTTCACGAACTATTGAGTCATACACTCCAACATAGTCGTAAACGTCCCTGTAATTATCGAGTGTATCAAATAGTCCCTCGAATGTAACGTCAGGATATATTTCGGTCCCGAGTTCGTCATTTGGGAAAGCAATGAGATAATATTCTCGGAGAGATTGTTCTAATTCTTTTTTCATAATTTAGTGGGGGTTTCAGAACCTACCTAGATAAAAAATCAAATCCTCTATATCCTAATCTTACTAGGGATGTACATACACCATTAGAGGAACGACCAGAACGTTTACGAGCATTCTCAATCCGTTGTTGTTTCTTTGCGTCAAATAATGACTTGTCTGTGGTTAAAATAATTTGAGCCATAATATTTAGTTTTTAATTGTTGTTAGTGGGATAGGGTGAATTCGCTTCATACATTCATAAAAATGTCCCTACCCCGATGGTAAAGTAGTTAGTGTAGTTGAGCCGTCAACTTTTAAGCATTGGACAAAGTGCACACTAATAAATAGAATTATCGGTATAAATATATACCGAAGTTGTGGTAATTTCGTAGCAGTATTTTGATAGTAAACGTGTTTGTCTAAAGGTGTAACGTTGCACCACCGCACACAAGTATTCACACGGAATAAATGTGCCTACCAAGGACGGGATTGATTATACCCGCCTCTCTCAAATAAAGAGGTTGCCCTGCTTGGCTAACAATTGCCCCATAATGCTCGCGTCGATTCGTCGAGACAGTTGTACGATGTACATCGGTGTGGACTGGCTATGTAGTTCTACAAACTTGTAATGTAATTTACCGCCCCGAATTGATTAGGATTGATAACGTCGGAATAATTCCGCACTTCGCACAGCCATTGTGCTATTTACAGTTTATCGGTGTGTATGCACCGTGTGTATTGAGCCAAGTATTGAACGGCATAAGTTGGCTTAAAATATGCGGAAACAATACAGGGATAACCCCAAAAGTAGTGGGGGTCTCAGAACCCAATACACTTAGCCCCCTATAAGTAAACAAATACAATATAAGGGTATCCAATATAAGCAATAAAGCTCATACGGGATAGTAATATAAAATAATATATAAAATAATCCAAAAAGTCGGGATAGATAAGTATCCCAACAAATGGATTAAACACAAAAAAAGTCCATTTAAAAAATAGACTTTAATTTACTGA